TTCCGGCAAGCTATTTTGTATGCTTCCGGTCCATCGTCATACTCTCGAACTACGGGTGACCCGGTATACAATCCCGGCTCGAACGAGTACATCAATTTCCCCTCTCAGGCAACCACCAAGAGCGGGAACTATGATGTTGCATTCAATCCAACGGATACTGGACTGAATATTGTTCGTGCCGGTGCTCCATCTCCTAACCAGTCTGGGTGGACTGCGAGATGGTTCTTTAATAATCTTGGTGCTAGTTCTGGTGTGGCAAGTGTTGCTCAGAATGCAGCCGGTACTGGTATGACTCCGGGAACGTATCCCATAACGTTCTCTAGCGGTGCTGCGGCAGGTACGGTTACAGTGACGGCAACCACCGTTACGGCTTCCGTAATCACGAATCCAGGGAATTACACAACTCCTCCGACAGCAACCATTGGGGGAACTCCAGGTGGCACACCGGCAACCTTGACAGTCACTATGTCAACAGTTTCTCAGGAAGTTCCTACAGGAGTAAATCTGAGTGGGGAAACGATTCAGTTTGGAGCGGTTGTTTCCGGGTTGTAGGGCCTATCGTCGCGGGTGGCCTTTGGGCTGGGGTTAATCGCCCCAGCCTTTTTTATTAAGGAGCAATATGTCTCTAGGAACTGTAGCGATGAACTTAACTCGGTTGGTTCCAGACTCGCCATTACCACGGTGCCAGACGGCTGTGTCCCGCGCATTGGAAGCGATATACAATCAAGTTGACTGGTCATGGTCCAAGGGATTCGGCGGGTGGCTGGCACCAGGGATTCTGTTCGATACTGGCAGTTTCACCACAACCCCATACTCTAATCAGGTGGTAGCAGATGCGTATGCAACAGCGGCTCTTATTGCACATACTGGTCGTCCCTTCCTGACAGAGCTACAGTATCGTAATCCGGGATACGCTATTTACGATATTGTGGAATATGACTACAATACTATCAACCCCGGTTTCGTTACTCTGACTCTAGACCGGCCATGGATGGAGCCGACAACGGGACCGGGGCAACCATTCTCCATCTATCAGGCGTATTTCGTCGCTCCTGTTCAGGACTTCAGGAAGTTCATTTCAATTCAGGACTTCACAAACGACCAGTCAATTGACTTCTGGTCCAAGACGCAAGCTGATTTAGCAAACGATGACCCTCAGCGCCAAGACTTCTCTATTCCTCTTTATGCTGTTCCTGCTGGGATTGACCAGAGGGCTGATAGTTCTACGTATGGGTGGCAGCGTTTTGAGTTGTGGCCTCATCAGGGTAACTACTGTCCATACACGTTGAACTTCAGGCGTGAAGGACAGTTGCCACAGACTCAGAACGATTGGCAAACAATGGTTCCTCAAGCTCCAATCACTGAGCATATGCTGGAGTTTAAAGCCAAGGAGATTCTTCTTCTGGACAAGGCAGCAGAAATGGAAGTTAAGGTCCCCGGAAGTGGTAAGGGAATGATGCTTCTCTCTACTATGGCTCAGAAAACGTATTACGAATTATTTGGTCAGGTTCTTTCGATTGACCTTAATCTTGACGGAGAGAACTTGACTCGTACTCACCAGCCCGGAAAGTGGCAAGCTGGACAACCTTATGCCACTATGGGCGGATCAATCAACTTGGGTGGATACCCGAGTGGAGGAGGAGTTTAGACCATGCACTTGATTCAACTTGCACCATCGTCAACGGGGACTATTCCGGCAGTTGCGCGTACTACAACCATTCAGCCTACCGTTCCATTCCAATGGGTCACGTTCCAGAACAACGGAACCAATGCAATTCGCGTAGGGGATTCGTCTACAACCTCGACAAAGGGAATTAACCTTACGCCGGGAGGGGCGTTTACCTTTGGACCGGCTCAGCATGAAGGACAGGATTTGAACGAGTGGTTTGTGTACATCGTGTCGGGCGACAAGTGCGACATTATGTATCAGGAGTGAAGATGAAAAGGATACTGCTTGTAGTGGCATTTTTGACGGCCTCGGCGTGGGGCCAGGTAAGCAATCCATCTATCGTGCTTGTCACTTCTGCTCCGTCTGGAAGTTGTTCCAGTGGTCTCCCTGACGAACAGGTGATTTCGACGGGAGTTATTTATACCTGCCAAAATGATACGTGGGGATCTCTTGCAACGGGTAGTTCTGGTAATGCCGTGACGGTAAATGGAGCATCCGTTCCCGCTAATGCTCAAGTATTGGCAACGAACAGCAGCAGCCAGTTGGTTTCTCTGTCTCCTGCGACCGATGCGCAGATGCTCACACTCGATCTAAACCGATCAGATAGCTACACCGAAGACGGAACAATCGAGAGGCCCTACAAGAATCTTTCTACATTGGTTATCCCCAGCACTGGATTAGCGTCGATATTCTCAAGTCCAAACGCAAGCTATTCAATCACGGGCGTTATGGCTCCTCCTGCAATTCCGTTGACTCTCTATGGAAATAATTCTACATGGACAACGAGCGGAGGACTGACCCTGACGGCCAAGACCATTTCCTATGATCTTATCGACGGCGGTCCCGTAACGTACAACTACGCAAGCACGGATCGCAGTGAGAAGCATGGAGGGGCGTACCTTGGAAGCGTAAACCTTGCTCAGGGTTATCTTCACGCATTCGGCTCAAATCTTAGCGGAAACAGCAACACCTTTACTGTTGGAGGGGCTTCAACAGCCGCATTGCTTTATGGCGAGGCAATCACGGGTAGCCAGAAGATTGCATCTGGCGGCGCTGGCGCTTTAATCGCTCTCTATAGCCCCAATATGACGAAGAGCAGCGGTTACAACGTCGATATGACCAATGGTGGTCAGTTGCTCTTTAGCGGTGGGATACTGAACACAGCGGCAGGAACTGCGAACATCTATCTTCCTACTGCCAATTCCCCCTCGACGTTTCACGCGATTAGCGGCCTGATTGTTGGGACCGGAACAGGCGTGAACTGCGTGAATGGCACGACTACATATGTCGCCTATGGTTTTAACCTAGCACCGGTTTCAAATTGTACATTCATTCCCGGCTATCAAGGGCCGACAAACTTTTTAGGTAACATCACAACGCCCACTGTATTATCTGGCGCATCCCAAGGTGGTTCTGTCCCCTCAGTCAATAAATTTGTAGTGCCGTACACCCTATTTACGGCAGCCGCGACCACACAGACAGTGACAATCAGCACTCTCCCGGCACGGTCAAAAATAACAGGTATCACTGCCGACCACTCGGTAGCATTTGCTGGCCCGTCCGTAACTGCCCTGGGTTGCACGGTGGGCGGTACGTCTGGCGTGTCAGCATTTTTGGGCAGCATAAATGTGTTTGCAACGGCAGGCACAGGCTGGCTCGATGGCGGTGGTTGGACCTCTGGCAATACCCAGGCTTCGCAGCCGCTAACAGTGACTTGCACGGCTACGGGAAATAATCTAGGCAACGGCTCAGTTACGTCGCTGACATCGGGTAGCATGGAAATCTGGGTATCAGTGGTGGTGCTGCAATGAGAGATAACCCACGTCGATTGCATCTATCTCCATACAATGCGCACTATTTTGTTGATCCTACAAACGGCTCGGACACCAATGCGGGGACCACGCCGGATGCTCCGATCAAAACGGTGCAGCCACTTATCGGTGTTGACCTATCGAGCGACTACAGGTGGATAGCCCTAAAATTGTCCGACGGCTGGCACTGGATGGACACATTTAAATGCCCAACCACGGCGGGGCCTGTGGCCGGTAATTTTACCTGCACCCTGACAGGCGCTACAGTGCAATGGCTGTACGGTGACGGGACGTATGGGGTCACAAACGCACCAAACAAATCCTACAGCGACAACAGCACAAAAACCGTCATTGGATTTTGTGTCAGTGCTGGCGGTACATCATTGACACTAAACAACTGTAACTACGTTTCGTTCAGTTTGGCAGACCTACCAGCAGGATTGACGGCTTTGTCCTGCTTTGGCGACCCGCTTATTACGGGGAGTTTTGCATATTTACCTGATGGATTGACGAGTTTGTCCTGCTACACCTCCACACTCATTACGGGCAATATCGCTGACCTACCACATGGATTAACTCTTTTGAACTGCTCGAACGACCTACTCATTACAGGAAACCTTGCAGATCTGCCAACAGGATTGACGTATTTGTACTGCTACAGCGACCCACTCATTACAGGTCCGGTTGTTAGTCGCCCATACATCAATTTTGACACCCACAATTGCTCGGCATTGACCACCTACACTGCCGGGGCGTTCTCCACACAAAAGAGCCTAACTCCTGTGAATCTGACTAACTGCAACCTACCGCAGGCGGCGATTGATAACATACTGGCTGATTTGGTAACTAGCCTGAGCATTTCTGGGCGCGTGACCTGCGTTGTGTCACTAGGCGGGACAAACGCCGCGCCATCGTCAGCAGGGTACGCCAGCAAATCAACGCTCGTTTCGGCGGGTTGGACAGTCACCACCAATTAGGAGGACACATGCTAGCAATCGCAACAAACACCGTGAACGGGATGCAAACCAACAGCGGCCCAGTACCACCGCAGGAGTGCTGGCGGATGGTCTGGACTGATGCGCAGCAAACAACTGGGGATGAGGTGACATGTCTGCTCGATTCAACCGGCACAACCACAACGCAGGATCATTTGTATTGCGCGACAACGCGGCAAGAGTGCGCTGATTACGCGGCCACGCTGGGAATGTACGTACCGGATGATGCAGAATAGTAGTTGTTCCAACATTCACGTTAGGAACGGTAACGGCTTAAGGAAATATCACTGCGTGAAGAGTTGACTGAGGAAAAAGTTATGCCAACATTTTCATGGCTCACACAAAACTCCGCAATTGCAGCATTGCAGTCGCGGCTTAACAACTCTTCACTTTGGACGACTGCGGAGTTGTGGCAGTACATCACGGAATCTCTTCGTCACTTTAACGGCCTGTGCGAGCAGTGGAATTCCACATTCAATATCCAGAACGCAAATGGACAATGGATTAACACTGGAACGATGGCAGGTTCTCCACGGTTAAGGACGGTCACTGACCAGTATCTCTATGGGCAGATGGCCTCTATGCTGTTGGAGCCACCGCTTGTTTCTGGCGCATGGGCAGGTTCCAGCCAGTTCAATCTTGGGAATCTTCAGAATGCTCTTCAAAAGAGAACGCAGGAAGTAATCCAGCAGACCTCGTGCAATATTGCACAACTCTCTCCTATCAACGCAACTACCGGTGTACGAAATGGTTACGTTCTGGATGACACGGTCCTAGAGCCTCGTAGAAACCGTTTCTTGGCGCTAATGGCTCAAACTACCGCAACAGCATCCTCTGGTTCGTCCACGGCCTCCTTAGGCTCGGCAGTTGGGGTTGTAGTGGGACAGGCAATCAGCGCAATAGGAATCCAGACAGGCACCTTCGCCACTTCGGTATCGGGGAACGTAGTTGGTTTAAGTTTGCCTACTACCGCTTCACTAATAGGAACGGCAATACAGTTCTACCAGCCATATTTATTGACGCGAGAAGATGTGCTGTCTTTCCAGTCCTTCGAGCCGCAATATCTCCAGACGGTCGGATACCCTCAGTCGTGGGCAGTTGCCAGTGAGCCTCCTCTATCATTCGATGTGGACATTGCACCGACAGCACCGGGATACTTCGACATGCTGGCGCTTCAGTCTGGCCCCACATTTTCACCTCCTACAGCTTCCCTGTTAGGAGTTCCCGACGATTGGTCGATGGTCCCGATGTACGGGGCGCTTGCAGACGTTCTAGGGCAGGAAGCAGAGTCGACAGACAACGCTAGGGCGTCATACTGCTTGGAACGCTATACCGAACTTATGGAGATGATGAAGAAGTCGAATTGGCTGCTTCAGACGCTCATCAACCAGACGGTATCGCGCCCAGTCGCGCTGGCTGATATGGATGCACTGGCAGTGAACTGGCAGGAATCCCAAGACAATCTCCCGGCAGTAATTGAGGCCGGTCCAGACTTCATCGCTCCCTTGCCGGGGAATGGAAATCTTCTCAGTGTGACTCTGGTCGGCAACGCTCCATTGCTGGACCAGACAGGGACATACGTCCAATGCGGTAGGGATGATTGGGACGCAGTTTTGAATTACGCTCACCACGTCGCCTCGTTTAAAATGGGGAATGATGGGTTTCAGGCTACAACGCCGATGCTAAAAGCGTTCTATCAGTTCTGCGCAGATCGAAACAAACGCTGGTCAACCCAGGGAGTTTTTGTGAAATACCTTCGCTCAGAAGGAAGAAAACAGGAGGTTGCGAGTCCAAGATGGGAAGCCAAAGAGACGCAGTAAGCAGAGAAGAAGCCTTCAAGGAAATAGGAGAAGGCAAGACATTCAAGAAGAAAAAGAAGAAGCATGGAACTAAGGTAGCCAATAAGCAGAGGGTTGCAATTTATTTCAGTAAGGCTCGTCGTGGCGAGTACGGTAAGAAGGCAAAGAGTAAAGCAGATCGAGGCAAGTAGTGGAAAAAGGAATTAGGTTAGACATTGCGGGTGGTATCAATACGGTATCGTCGCCCGATCAGATCGAGGCGAACGGTGAAGGAATACCCTACGCTCAGAACGTGCGCCGAAATCGCAAGTCTATGACTGTTGCTCGGTATCCTCTTGGGTCTAACCTTCTATCCTCTCCATTGTCTAATGGGATTACATCAGTTGCTCGGTTAAATGATCCCTATCAGTCTCCCACTCCATACTCGTACCTTAGTGGATCAAATGGAAGTCTGTATGTTGGCACGTCTCAAGTAGCATCTGGACTGAGTGGTAAACCTCTATCATTTCTACCTTATCGCCCTCCATCCAGCCCTAGACCGTTTGATTACATTGCCGACCCATCTCTTGCGGTTACGATTCCTGCTTACATGGCTTCTGGATATGGACCTGTGTCTGGAATGCTCAAGGTTAGAGCAGATGGAGAAACATACAAGACTGGTATCAAGGAGCCACAAGTAGCTCCTAATATTACGACTGCAACTGGGACAGGGCCTAATTGGGTCACATATCGCTATGTCTACCGTGACAAGAACACAGGTGCCGTATCCAATTCATCACCAGAATCTGTTCCTCAGATTGTTCCTCAGTCTAGCAGCTCTGCTTCTATTGGGGCTGGTCAATATGCAACAAATCTTATATTTGATTCTTCTCAATATGAGTACAATAACTTTGATAGCAGGGGAGACAATATAAGGACAAAGGGAATTGCTGCCGGAACACTAACAAATTACATCCAAGCCTATGGATTTGGTCTTAGCGTACCGGATGGAGTGACAATTGATGGAATAGGAATATCTCTAAGTTGGTGTGGTCAGAATAGCGGAACAGGAGTTTTGTCGAATGTGGCTCTATTCTATCAAGGGACAATTCTTGGAGAGGCAAAGTCTCCTGGGACACTAAACCAGCAGACTACGACCACTGCTAATCAAGGTGGTGGTGATGATCCTTGGGGAGCGACACTTACTCCAGCAATAGTTAATGACACTACGTTCGGTTTTGGAGTGCAAATTCTTACAGAAGAGTCTGGTGGCACTGACCGTTCGTTCATGTTTACGTGGACAATCACCGTATACTATACGACGCAATCATCCACTGGGACATGCACCTCGTCAATAGACCCTCAGGTAAATACAATTGACGTGTATCGTCAGACTCCTGGGCTAGACAATTTTACCTATGTTCTATCGGTAGACAATTCGTCCCCTTCTTTTACTGACACATTGAGCGATCTTACAATCGCGGAAAATCAGACTCTAAATTACAACAACTATGAGCCATTTCCTTCGATTGACTTACCGCGATCTGGAACGTGCAATGTGGTTGCAATGAATCAGAAGGTAACTGGGATAGGGATTAGTTCTCCGGGAAGTGGCCAGACCGATGGAACATATACTATTCCTTCTTCTGGAGGTGGAGGAAACGGGGCTACTGTACAGATCGTAATTTCCGGTGGTGTTATTAGCTCATCTACCCCCCCTATTGTTCTTACTCCAGGATCGGGATACACATCTGTACCAACATTCCCAGTTGCTCACGGCGGAACTCCTGGGACATTGTTGGCAACAATTGGACCCGTTTCTCCTGGAGCTGTAAATGTCACGTGGGTAAGTGGAGATAAATTCAATATCCGCTGGTTGCCAGGAACGGACATACTCATAAATGGTATAGCCTACCTCCTGTACAATAGGCCAACTTCAGATACGCAGATGGAAGTCTATACCACAACAACTTCAGCCACGGGGTTCATTAGCTTTGGATACCCTCCTTCTGCGACAGGAGCAACTTGGCAGATTAACGAGCCAGATTTAGCTGCTGAACCTTCTCCTGTACTTTGGGGTCCAACACCTGATAGTGGTGGTGGCTCGTTCATGATGGGCCTTGATCCTCTCAACCCTGGTGACTTGCTCACTTCGATGGGGAATAACTTCGACTCAGCGCCAAGCTCTCAAAGGCTTTATATTTGTAGCCCATCGGAGGGTTTGGTAAATGGAATTGTTACATCTGAGCTTCATGTTGTTTTTTCACCAGAACGGTTCTGGCTACTGTACGCAAACTCTTCCGATGCTGTAGCGACGGTAACAGGCACAACAGGTCCGCTGTGGACGCCTGTGCAAGCGGCATCGACTCGCGGACTATATATGCGCTATGCGTTGGCTGGGATGGGAAGCATGATAGCGTGGCGAGCAAAGGATGGAGTCTTCGTATCACAGGGAGGAGGACCGGAGCAGGACATTTCAGCAAACATCTACAACCTATTCCCTCATGGTGAACCTGAAGGACCGTCAACGGTGGTTATTGGCGGCCAGACGATCTATCCTCCCGATGATACTAAGCCTAATGCACAGACCATGGCTTGTGTCCCCGGATACATCTTCTATGACTATCAGGACACTACGGGTACTCCGCGAACGCTTGTTTACGATATGGAAGCAAAGGGATGGGTGGTTGATTCCTACATGCCTACAGTGAACTGCCATGCACTTGCGACCGGAGTGAACCAGATTCTTTGCGGATGCACAGACGGAACAATTAGAGCATTTGATGCGTTAGGCACTGAAACTGGAACCGCAATGATGATTACGCGATGCGAAGGTAAGGGGAGCACACGCATCGTAAAGCGTATCGGAGGTGTATTCCTTCGCGCCGTGGCAGCAAGCGCCGTGACGATGGCTTTCTGGGCCAACAGACTGCAAACGGCTATCACTGGATTCTCTCCATCTACGGCGGGTACGGGAGCGATGGAAAACGATTATCTAGTTGACTTCACATCGGCGACAAATGCTGATGTGAAAGACTTGGCCTGCCAGTTCTCTTGGGCGCTCGGAAGTGGTAACATTCTGAGCGAGTGGCAACCGGACTGGACCTTCCTTCCTGCTGCGGTTATCGGATGGAAGACTGGTCTTCTGAGCTATGGTAATCGAGGATGGGGACACGTTGAGTGGATCAACCTTGCCTATCAATCAACGGCGGCGGTAACGCTGGTAATGACGATGGACAACGGAAGCGCGATCACTCTTACGTTTCCAAGTACGAGTGCATTGCAGGTCAAGCAGTTTATGACATTTCCACAAAACAAATTCAAGATTATCGGGTGGACGGCTAATTCGACACAACCTTTTTCGATCTCGGCTGAAGATTGCGAACTATTCTATTCTGGCTGGGGAACAAAATCAGGAGTAATACGACCATTTGAATCTGGATGGGGGTCGGTAACAACTTGAGTCAACCAGCAATCACATACGCAGCCCCAACGGTAGAGACAAGCGTCCCTTTTGAGATAAGGAGGCATCTCCAGCTTATCTACCAAAAGCTGGGGAATCATACTCAGGCGTTTTCTCTTCAACAGGAAAAAATTGAATCCCTAAAATCAGGTACTTCATCAACCACTGAAGTAGAAACTGTCAATGCGGTTAGTGGAGGAACGGGATCAGTAATCGGCTCCGTAAACAACCAGAGCGGGGTGGTTTCTTACTCCATAGTCTCTGGAGATTATGGAGCAGTAATAGTCCTATCTGATTCTTCCCCAGTATCCGTAACGCTGAATCCTCAGACTCCTCCATGGTTCTGCTGGATTTCAAATCTTGGTGCTGGGTCGATAGCCCTTACTCCGTCTTCAGGGTCCATCAATGGAGTTTCTTCATTGGTGGTATTGCCTACATATTGCACTCTAGTAGCTTTCGATGGAACTAACTGGTGGGCGATGACGCTTCCTATTGTTCCAGTAAACACTCCGTCAGTGTCCCATGAATGGTTGGTATCGTATAACGCAACAACTGGAGCGTTTTTGGCATCGCAGCCAGCGTTCACAGATATATCTGGAACAGCTTCTCCATCTCAAATCGGTACTGGAACACCTTCATCTGGAAAGTATGTTGATGGAGGAACTGATGCGTGGACGACACTTCCTATAGTAACGTCGTATCACTCTGTTGTAGGGACGTCTTATTTATCTACGTTATCCGACCGGATTATTGGGGTAAATTATTCTGCTCCAGTGGCGATTACACTCGTTAACGCGGCAAGTGTGCCAATAGGCACTGTAGTGATAGTGAAGGATGAGAGCGGAAATGCTGGGACGAACAATATCACCATAACCCCTCAATCAGGACAAAATATTGAAGGGGTTAGCAATCAGGTTATCGATAGTGATTACGATCTAAGGAGGATGTACTCTAACGGATCAAATTGGTTACTTGTGTAGAGCGATTTGCTGTAGAATGTAATGGAGGTGTGCGATGTTTGGTTTAGGCATGGGACCGAGTTCTGGTGAAATTGGAGCAACAAATGCTCTTACGGGAGAGTCTGGATTTTCTGGAGCGGTTGGAGAGGGGCTATTGTCAAACTCTTCTTCGATTCTCAATGCCTTGTTGAGCGGGAACCAGTCCGAGATTTCCAAGCTGCTTGCACCACAGATTTCCGCTGTTTCAAAACAGGCCAATGAGAAGACGCAGACCAATGCTCAGTTTGGGAATCGTTCTGGTGGAACCAATGCTTCTAATCAGAACACGATGGACACCGCTCGTTCAAGCGTGAACGACATGATTTCTCAGTTGACTAGCGGAGCAATTGGACAGGCTTCGAATCTTGGGAGCAACCTGCTTAGTCAGAGCATGAATGGATACAATAGCGTATTCAGCCAAAACCAAAGCGAACAGCAGGAGAGACTAGCACAATTGAATGACATCATCAACAGCAGTGCGGCGGTTGCAAGTATGGGCGTTGGAGCGGCTGGTGGAGTAGCGGCTACTCCTGCCGGTACTAGCACAGGTGGCCAATGGCTCGCTGGATTGCAGGGGGCTGGATTCTAGTCAAGTACCGCTAGCTAAAGCAGGCGGCTTGCAACTAAATCATGCGAAACCTTGCACAACTCGTCGCGTTTGGCTGCTTGACATGCAGCCCTGCCGCGTTCCCTAAGGTTGACGGCAGCGTTAATGTCCGCGTTGGCTCTATACCCGCAAGAGCGGCACACGAAAACCGATTGAGAGAGGCGATTGGCTTTTTCAGTATGACCACATTGAGAGCATTCACGGCTGGAGTTCCTTGGGTCCACAAGAATCAATTGGACTCCAGCAGTGATGCACTTGTATGTGATGAACTGTTTCAGTTGGTCAAACGCCCAGGAATGCAGGACGGTACGCTGCGGGAGCCTAGCCTTGATTCGTTCCCTGATGCCCTTGAGTTCTTCAAGCACCACGGCACGATTCGTGCATTTAGCTTTCGTAACGACCTGCTTGGAAATGCAGTGATTCACGTCTTTTGCGAAGCGGGCTTCGCGCCCAGATTGCTTTTTGAGAAGACGCTTGCAGCTATGCGTTCCCTTCTTTTGCAACTTTGCTCTCAGGTGACGATGACGGTAGCGAATTCCTTTCACTTGAGAGCCGCTGAAACTTTGTCCGTCAGAGTCGGAAAGAATCTCTGTTATACCAAGATCGCAGCCGAGGGAGTCATCAGGTGGATTAGGTTCTGGAACGTCATTGCGAAGAACGAGGTTAACGTAAAGCTCTTTGGATTGACGGTCAAGGCAAAGAGCACCGGCAGTAGGCTTCTGTCCTTTCAAAAGGCTGCGTTGATAGTTCCCGATTGCCAACTTGACTTTGATGCGTCCATTAACGGTAGACAGGCTGACAGACTCGGACTTCTCAAGAAAGCGAAGCAAGTCCTTGTCAAGGTCCGCGCTGGTTGGTCCAAAGTAGGTTGGAGTCTGTTTCCCTTTACCGAAACTGGCAGCGACGCGGGCAATTGCACGAACGGCATAGTTGCTGGTCAGCCCGTATTGTTCTTTAATTTGGTAGTAGCAGATCTTGTGCAGAGCAAACTGAGCACGAATATTTTCTTTGTTGGAAACCGCAAGAACGTCATTGCATGCAGCGGCAAACCTTTCCAACGTCAAGAGCAAAGAACTCCTCTGTTCTTCCGTTGGTTGGAGCTTGCATCGCACTGTCTTTACGGATTCCATGAATTCATCCTACCACTAAACAGTTCAAACTTCAAGAAAGGACGATGCGACTCCTCTGCCGCCTAAAGTCAGCGGTCCCCTCGCACAAAATCCATGGCAGATATAGAAAATCCTCTTGTTAATCTTGCAAATAGAGCACATGCTCGTGAAGATACGAACATGCAGGCTATCCGAAAGAACGAACAAGACTCCCTCAATTTTCAGATGGCCCCCATTCTTCAGGCTATATCTTCCGACCAGAAACGCATTTCTCTTTTACCTGAAGATGACCCCAAACGAGAACAACTCCTGCAAAGCCTAGCTATGAATATCGGTAAGGTCCGGAATATGTATGGTGACAAGACTCCTGACGATGAACCTGGGCGTATCTCGCAGACTGTCAATGCTCTTCGCCAGCATTTTAAACTTGGAGGGAAGTCCAAGGATCAACTGGAAGCGGCGCAGAAAGAAAAATCTGCCAAGTGGGGAGAAAAGAACAAGAAAATGGCGGGTGAGTATGCTGGAGCTATTCCCCCTAGCGATTACCAAGTAGAAATGGCCCAAGGAGCGGAACGAGGTGTTCCAGAAGACTTGCGCAAGAAGGCGGGTCAGACAAAGTGGCTTGAGTCGATGGGTGAAATTGCAAAGCCTGTTGCAGAGAAAGACCTGAATAAGCCAGATGTGGTTTCTCTCACTCTAAAAGATGGAAGTGTTTTATCTGCTCAGTGGGCACCTGACGCAAGTCTTCCAACAAAGGGAAAGTGGAAGTACCTGAATGGAACCGACATACCGGACACACTCCTTGGAGGAGCGGTTGTTACTCCAAAGTCTACTGGACCAAAGGTCGGGACATTTGGAGATTTCATGCTTGCAGCGTATGGCCAACATCCGACTGCTCAGCAGTATGTACAAGGTCGTCAGAAGTGGGCAGAGGCAGTAGCTGGTACTACTAGCGGTACACACATGGCATTTGTTCCTCAAGCGGATTTTTCTATCAAGGCCATTTCTGTACAGACCACAAGTTCAAAGCATATCGGCGGTGGTGGCAGTAGTGGATTACCTACCAATAGAGCAGATGTAAATGTTCCTTCGCAAGTCCCTGATCCAGTAGAAGAAACCACTGCAACAGATGAACCCTATCCATCTGAACCAGCGCCATCTATTCCAGTGGACAAGTCAAATCTTATTCCCGCGTCGGAAGCAGCTAAAAGTATCCGTTTTGCTCCTAAGCCTGGATATCATCTCGTAACCCCAAGACACGACAAGACATATTTCTTGTGGCAGTCAGACACGGACCCTAATGATGTAGTTGAGGCTAGGGCTGGTGTGCCAAAATCTTCTGGGTCTATCAAAAAGGGGAGAGAACCTAAAGGACCAGTAAGAACAAGCATGGAAAATACCGCTAGAAAAGCACGGGGGGGTGATGGTGGTGGAGTGGCGAGTCCAGGTGCAACTGTTGGTGGGAAAAAGACTCCTGCGCAGAGCAAAGCTGAAACAGAATACGCAGAAGCGATCAAGTTACAGAGTCTAGCAAACAGCGCAGTTGCATCTCCGAGTTCACAAAGAGATTTCCTCTTGGCCGATAATCTGTTGCATGGTGCTTTGGGCAGGGTAAACGAAGTAGAGATTAGAAAGATTTTCTCTGCCGGTGGATGGGGAGAAGCGCCGAGTAGATGGATGTCAAGAGCATCAAAGGGAGAGCTTAGCCCGAATCTCCGTAGGCAGTTGCAGGAGTATTCTAACGACCAAGTTAATGCAACCAAAGATGCGATGAACGCTCTCGATGGGCTTACTTCGAAGCCTTCTGTCGGCGGTAGCAAGAAATCAAAGGGCGGTGGATTCAACTGGAACGAACACCCGGTGGCGCAATAATGCCAACCTCTACTCTAATTCCGATGTTTGACCCTCAAGGCCAAGTCCGAATGATTCCAATGGATAAGGTGGACGAAGCTAAAAAATCTGGTGGGAAAGTAGCGCGTAAATTCCGTGATCCTAAAGGGACGGAAAGATGGATACCTGCTAAGCTTACTAATGAAGCTATAAAAGCAGGTGGAAGACCAGTACCAATACATATTGAAGAACAACCAAAGCTAGATGGCAGTCCAATAGGAAGATTCCTTTCTAGTGCTGGAAGTGCTATCGGAGGAGTAGTCAAGGGGTTCGATCCTCGTCCAACAGAAGAGGAAAAACAGCAAGGGCTAACCAGCGCCTATGATTATGCTTTGCGCCCAGCAGAAAGATTAGTTCAATCCCACATAGAGCAGGGAAAGCAAGCTGACAGAGAATTTAGACAAGCAGCTCCTACTTCACTTCATCCTACGCAACAGCAACGTGAACATCGTCAAAAAGCTCTGGCGCATGGGCTGGCAACTGTTATTCCCGGTGTTGGACCATGGGCCGCTAATGTAGGAGAACAAGTTGGTACGCAAATTGGGACTGGGGATTATGCCGGGGCTGCTGGTACTCTTGCTGGTAATGCTACGGTTGCAGTCGCACCTAAAATCATTGGTAAAGCAACTCGTGGATTGATGAAAACGGCAGAGAGGGCAAGGGAAGCAGCAACTAAAACTAGACCACGAGAGACTGCGGAACTTGTCAAGAAGACTGAAACTGAGAATAAATCACTTTCTGAAAAAGCATCTAAAGCGAATGAAGAGCAAGAAGCACAGAGAAAAATAGACCTTCGCAAGCACTTTGAAAAAGTGAAAGAAATTGAACGAGCCAACGAAAAAGCTAAGTCACCGGCAGAGAGAAAGGCTGCACTAACTCGTGGAGTTGAAAAACTTGATACTGACTTTCAATCTGATCTGAAGAAGACCGCAGACAATGTTCGCAAGGAGGCGAGCGGGAAATACGATGCTGTACGTTCGGCGACACAAGGACAAACGGTCCCATCTGACCAGTTGGCATCAGCAGTGCGTGAAGCCGAGTCAAAGATTCAAGGGTCTAGCGAGAACCTGAAAATATTCAGGGATATTCTATCGAAGCACCCTGAAGAAGAGGGGGAGATTGAATATCAGGGGGCTAAAATACCCAAGGGTCATCCTCTCTACGATGTTCTCAAGGAGGGAATAGAGAGTCCAGATTCTACATTCTCTAATCTGCAAGGATACTACACAGAACTCGGAGACAAGTTCTCTACAGGTACTCTTCCTGGAGATGTGTATCAAGCCATGAAATCGTTGCATAAAAATATCGGAAACCTAATGCAACAGATGGCAGATAGAAGCGGAGTCGGACCTCAATTTTCTGAAGCAAGAAACTTTTATCGCCAATATATGCAGACGTTCCGTGACCACAATTCTCCGCTCTACAAGGCTATCAAGGCCACAGAGAGGGGTAAGTCTATCGCTTCTCTTAGCGGAAAGGACCAAACTGGTATTCAGGCTCTTGCCCGGTATAATCCAGACCTTGCTCAGAGGGCAAACACAATTCGAGGGTATCAGTCAGAGGCGCGTTCAATCCCATCAAAGCCAAAGGATCTAAAATCTCTTCCGAAGTTAGAACCTAAACCTTCTCCGATCTCCCCTGGAGTGAAGAAGATAGGTACAGAGGATATTCAACAAGCAAAGCAAGAAGGAATGCAACAAAGAGCAGACTTCATCAAGAAGCGCGGTGGACAAATAGCTGTTACGTTTGGTGCGTATAGGATGCTCGAAAACGTGATTCATGGAAACCTATCAGCACTGCCGGAAGACTTCGCTGGTGCGGTAGCTGGATATGGAATCACGCAGGCAATAGGTATGCTTCTTGAAAACAAGAAGATAATGGAAGCCTTTACGAAGCCAACTTTACGTGATCTTGATGAAATTCCTCCAGATATGCGTGGAGACATTAAGGAAATAGTTGAAGAGGCTCAGAGACAAGGAATTAAAGTAGACCCCACGCTTAAAGCATTAGTTGGTGCAACAGCAGCAGGAGCAGCGCAAATTAAGGGACCAAAGCAAAAGGAACTGGAAGGAACCGCTGAATACTACAGAAACAATCCGCGCTGATGATTTTTGCCGTCGTAGAGCATGGCTATCCTTGCGCTGGAGTGTTCCATTCCTGAACCCAAAAGAAGTCTTGTATCGCGCTGTCGAGTACGGACTCATGTCAGACTCAGAAGACCCCGGAGAAGCGGCTGAGGCTCATGCGATGGACTTGGCAGTGGACCCCGGAATAGACACATCAGAAACCGATATGCTTGGCTTGGCGGCGCACGTATCTAGCCTTGCCAACTTCATTACATGGATACTTAGGGGCGATAGCGGCACGTGGAAGCGTCCAGAACCTATCAGACTACCCAACGGTACACTATGGAATTCCGGTGCGTTCCTTGGGGCGCAGGAGCGTTCCTTGAGGCGTGTGGCACTGGTAGACCGATGGGATGCATGGACTCAGACGGCCATGGATCACGCTTGGAACACTATGGGTGAGTGCTCTGTATACCAGACGGCCATGGACGTGATGGTGGTTGAGATTGGGTCATTGCGAAAAGGAAGATGGTCAAACCCGTTCACTATCGGCTACCGTCACCCCGTCGCCAAGGTGCTTAGGTTCCGCAAGCGGGATGGTGACGACTTCGGTTCTACTTGGGACCGTGTAGAACGGGAGCACGACTCGGCAACTCGTGAGCAATGGTTAGACGCACTGACCGATGATGGAGTGCTGGCTGAATCAATCCACGTCCATCATGTTGATGTGCCGGAGAACTCAGATGCGATTCTTGCACTAACAGAGAAAAAAATACTGAGGATTGAAGAGACTGTTACGCCTCCAGACCCTCAGTATTCTCAATGCTTCCAGAAGATCAATCCTTGCCCATTTCGTTCGTGCTGCCCTAGAGGAATTGATCCTTCACCGGAGATTGGATTCATCCCTACATCATCGAACCAGTGAGAGAGTTTGGATCATGGGAGGCAGTTGCTCTGCTTACCATGTCGTCCTGACCACCCTGATACTGCGGACGTTGAACGGGTGCCGGGTCTACTGAAATCTGATCCATTGGAGGCAACTGTTGTGTCTGGCTGTATCCCGGCAAAGGAACAGAAGAAGGGAACTGCAAAGATACAGGACGGTTCTCAAGTTGAGCAATAAGGTTAATGCGATATTGCACTTCGGTTTCGATTCCTTTTAGGGATTCCTGTTCTGCCTGAAACTTGCTCTGTGCCATCAGGTATTCGGCATGAGAAGCAGTGAGTCTCTGACGAGCTGCGCTGCGTTGCCCAACAAGCTCAACAACCTGGGATTGCAGGGCGGTGACAGCGGGAGACGGAGCAACAGGTGCGGGTGGCTGGGCGGGAACCACGATAGGCTGTTCCGTCTCCTTTTTCTTTGCCCACCTCTCTTTCTGAGCATCGGCGATACGTTGTTTGACTTCTGGACTCATAGTATGCTTCTTCTTAGTGGTAGTACTTGCCAAGTTTTCCATGTACAAAATTCTATACTCTATTTCAAGAAATCGGTAGAGATTTTTTATCTATAGATGTACAATACCCTTGAGTGAGATTCGGTAGCACCCCACGAAGGGGAACGCAAACGGCTCGGCTTCTCAAATAGAGGCCGGGCCATTTTTGGGAGATAGGTAAATGATGAAGAAAATTCTTGGACTGCTGTTGTTTTTGTCATCGTATCCGGTGTTTTGCCAAACAGCAGCATTGCCAATATATTCTTGCGTGCAACAAGGAGTGAAAGCTAAAGTCTCCGGACTTAATTCGACAAATTACATGCAAGGAATTGTTCCAAGCTGCACAGTTAAAGTGTATCTAACCGGTACGCAGACAATCGCCACAACCACTCCTCAGAGTCCATTTACAGCCAATACCGATGGATCAATTCCTCCAATATATGCTGCTGTTAATCAAGTCTACGATGTTGTTCTGAGCGGTGGAATCTCACCCAACACCTATCCGTCTCCAGTTACGATATCTACGGGGAGCATCGGTGCCACGACTACCTATGCGCTGACCGCATCGGCTACTGGTGGCGCAGCCCCAGGGTCTACCTTTAACGGCAGCGCGGCAGTGACGTTCGATTACCATTCATTCGGAGCCGCGCCGCTTGCATCTCCCACCTTTACTGGAACCGTGACTATTCCTCAATCTTTAGTCGCTGGGTCGGTTAGTGGAAAGATAAGCGCCCCTGCAGGAACACATTTCATTTTTAAGGGCGATTCGCTGACATATGGGTATCTGCTGTCCAATCCTGATACTCAATCGTTTCCAGCACTTTTCGGTGGCTGCACACTCAGCGGTACCCCAGGAACCTGCACAACTTCGAACACCGCCGGAGGTCACTCATTTGTTGGGCCATCGGCAACAATCGTGAATCTGGGCATTACCGGAGAAACATTAGTGTCCATGCTCAGCAATTACGCGACAGAGGTTAGGCCGTATTGTCTGGCGGCGACCGCATCCGTGCCAGTATATCTCCATTTCGAGGCGGGGATCAATGACATTATGAATTCTGGACCATCAGCAGCAACAGTTTACTCAGGTCTGCAAACGTACTGGTCTGAGGCCAAGGCAGATGGTTGCACTGTGACGGCAACGACGCTGACCCCCGCAGGAAATTTATCTGCTTTGCAGGATTCCACTCGGATCGCAGTAAATGAAGATATTCGTTCCAGTGTCGGGCTGTATTCATATCTCGACGACCTTGCATCGCTGCTGCCTGATCCGTCCGATGTGGTCTGGTATACATCCGACATGTTGCATTACCAACTGCCTGCCACGTCGAAAACCGCTGACTTTATCAACGCATTATGGACTGCACAGAACGGATTTCAGCCTGCGGAAATAATTCAGGGAGGGATCTTCTCTTCGCGCCTGGTCGTGAGCGACTATACAGTACAGCCATCGGACAGAATTCTCTATTCCGAATGCTCCAGTTGCACCGTCACCCTTGCTAACCCCACAACAACAGGTCAGGTTGTGGTGATTGAAAACTGGTCTGGTGGGGTGCTTACGGTAACATCCGTTGCCAACAACCTTCCATTCACTAGGAGTCTTGCCCCACAAGAGTCACTCACTTTGTTGAGCTATGCTCCAGATACCTGGAACATAATCAAACAAACTCCGTATATCAATCCTCCTGCAGTAACCAGTGTGGATCAGAATTTTTCCGCGACTTCGACCATTCCCAACTCTGGGAGTTTATCTCCGGGGTTCAATCTACTCAATGGGGCAGGTTATTCGTACGGATCAGCGTTAGCCAATTGGGCTGGAAGTTTCTATGTTGATAACTACATACCAAGCAATGGAGCGGGATGGCACTGGTGCGAGTACGCATCAGGTACTCCGCTCGCTGCTACGTCGCAGGAAACCTACTGTCACACACTCAGTAACCCAACTGCAAATGACAGTTTTGTGATGTCTACCCAAATGCCTCTGACAGGGACCTCAAGCAGCATCGGCGGATCATCACTGGCAGCAGGAGCTTGTGCGAGTACAACTGTCAGCATAACCGGGGCAACGACTAGTAATGCGGTTGAGGCTACTCCAGCCACTTATCCCGGGGATGCCTATTACTGGAAGGGATACGTGAGTGCTACCGGGACGGTAACGGTAAAAGTTTGCGCGGCGGCGGCGGGAACTCCAACTGCCAGCACATACAGTGTGCGCGTGATCCAGTAGGCAATCAAGTTGATCGCACTACGGTACGCGCTTTACGAGAACGAACGGAGATGTTGCCAGAATTGCAGCAGCAATTTAAAACGAGGAAAGGGCGATGTGACGATCTCAGTAGAAGAATTGCTGCTTGCTTCCATGGCTGAAATCCGAGAGACGCTGAAGGAAATTTCTTCCAGCGTGGAAGGAAGCAGGGAGGATGCATCCAAATGGAGGCAAATGGCGGAAAGCCGGATGTCTACCCTCGAGGCAGAAATGAAAACCGTGCTTGGCAACGGTCAACCAGGCCGCCTGACCATTGCTGAACTAGCGGTAGACGAGTTGAAACTGTTCAAAGCTCAAGCAGTGGCAATCGGAGCGGCCATCGGCGGATTGATCGGTATGATTTCCGCAACGCTTGGCTGGCTGTTTCCCAGGAAGTAGGATTGAGAGTGGACGTTGTTTACCCTACACAAGAACAGTTCAAACGGGCAGAGAATCAGCAAGAGCGCCCCATGGATGTAGCCGTGCGAGACCTGCGAGACTATCTTGCGTGGGAAGCACAACAGAAGGAGAAGAATGAGTAAACTATGGGCGTGGTTCGTGGCGCACAACATCTCGACGCACACGATGGCCGTCATAGCTGTTGCGCTGGCTGCAGCCTACACTGGATTCCCTCCGTTTCATTTGATGGTAATGAAGTATTTCGGTATGCTTCCCTCTGACGTGCAGACACTGGTTCTTACTGCCTTCTTCATTGGAGCACTATACAAGAGCGGGGCGCTGAAATTCACCACAACCACTGTGCAGCAGGCCACTCTGGAAACTACTTCATCCCCTTCGCTAAAAACATCAACTCTGGAGACGACTACCACTATCACCCCTGCACCCACCGACAGTGTCAACACTACAGGGCTTAACAAATAGGAGCGTCATGGAAAACCAAAGCAGTTTCCTTCCGCTATCGCCAGCAGGCAGGCGGTATGGACTTTTCAAAGATAACCCACAGCACCCAGCAAAGAAACTGTTTCGGCTGGTGGCTCCAAAAGGGATTGTACTTCCGGCCGCCGCTACTACATCGCAGTGGATGGGTCCAATCCGGGACCAAGGGGACGAGGGTTCGTGTACGGGACAGATGGGCGCGGAAATCCGTGACCTGCTCTATCGCAAACTTTACCTGTTTGAAAAGGACCGGATAATTCCCGCGAACGCTTTCGAGTCCTCGGCATCTTTCGTGTACAAATGCAACCTGATTGCCGATGGAGATCTTGGAAATGACGTGGGGTCTACTATTCACCAGACGTTCATCACACTGAACCAGAAGGGTGCCTGTCTCAATTCTCAGGAGCCTTACAGCGACAAAGATTACTCTATTGCGCCAACTGGAGATGCGTATGCGGAAGCGATGGTGTACAAGGGCGGCTCGTACCACTCGATTGCCGATCTAACCACCATCAAGGCGTGTATCGCGTCTGGCTACTCTGTTGGACTAGGAATCAATGTCTACGAGTCGTTCGAGAGTGAGTGGGAAAAACCCGGATTCATGCCCATGCCGAAAGAAGGAGAACAACTGCTTGGCGGACATGCCCAGCACGTTATGGACTATGATGACAATATCGAATTCCCTGACGGTTCCAAGGGTGGTTTGCTGGTGCAGAATTCATGGGGAAGCGGGTGGGGAATCAATGCTCCTGGTAGAACAGACGGAGGATGCTATTGGATGCCGTACGCATTTGCGGAATCATCTGATGTTTCAGATATTTGGATGATTCACCTCGGCCCCACGTGGAAGTAAGATAACGCAGTCGTCAACTGTTGGTTGACAACTCAACCGATCAAAGGAGTAGAAACATGTGCAAAGCAATCGACAAGCAAATTGCAGCAGATGGCAAGGCAATATCCTCAGCCATTCTTAGCATCTCAACCGCCCTATCAACGACCAGTCCTGAGATTGCTGCAACGCTGGCAGAGGCCGCAAGCACCCTTGTAGCAGCCACCAGCAATTTCAAGACTGGAGACCTGACAGACGACATCAACACCGCCGCTACGGCTATTGAGTCCATTCTGTCCGTTATCCCCGTGACAGCCCCTTACGCTTCATTTGTAGCCATTGCTGTTGCCGCTCTTGATGTGCTGATTGCCAATCTAGGAACACAGACCGACCAATCCGGGGATGAACTGCCTGACGCGGTTAAAGTCATGCGGCATATCGACACACTGCCTGAAAATCATTGGCGTGGTTTGATTCGCATAAAACGCTGGCCGGGAGAAGGACCGCGCACGGCACTTGTACGAAAGTGGAATGACCAGGTAGACAAACAACCTCAGTTGAACTTTTCGAGGCTCTAATGTCCCTACCAGCACAGACGTTCACAGGCGTAACGCAAGCCGCGTTCGACAGGATGGCAGCCGAGGTCCAAAAGGACTTCGGCATAGCCATTACAGGGCCAAATGGGCAGGCTTCAGCAAGCGGTTTTATGCTCTCATGGAACTATGACGCAGTAGGGAAAGTGTTGGTCCTCCAATGCTTGAAGAAGCCGTGGATTGTACCTGTAGGAACGGTGCAATCGCGTATCGCCAAGATGGTGCAACAGGAAGAATCTGCGGTATAATTGGGGTGTTGCAACAGTCAATCCCTATTGCTGCCCAGCATGTGGGAGGGCAAGCGGACCGCCGGTTCCGCTCAGACACCGGCACAGTTTGAGTTTGCGCGGGTGCAGCGTGAAGGATGAAACGCAAGGGATGACTCCGGTTCAGTAAACCGGATAATGGATTCCCCAAAAATCCACAACGGCGCACCTCGACACCCGCGCAATTAGTTTCCGGTGCGTGCGCATCGGCTCACAAGGCCACTCGCCGGTATACGAGTGGCCTTGTCTTTTTGGAGAATGATTCATGAACGATTATCAAAAAAGGTTGCTGGCAGAAGTCGCGTGGAAAGAGAATAGAGCCGGAAAAATACCAGGGATGACGAGCATCATCAATGTCGTGATGAACCGGTCGAAGATGCACCATGTCCCAGTTGATTCGATCATCATGCAGCCGAAGCAGTTTACGTCCATGAGTGTGCGCTCTGACCCAGAGTATGGTGTTGACCCATCCAAGTCCACCGGCATAGATGCGGTAGCTTGGGCATCTGCTCAGCAGTTGGCATCACAGGCCGATTCTGGGACTCTTAAGGACATAACTAACGGAAGTACCTTGTATTATTCCCCAAAGAGTATCAAGACGAACAAATATTTCAAACTACCCAGTGGTGAAATGGTTCTATTTCCGCAGACGTGGAACCCGAAAGCTGTAAAATTTCAGGCGGAAATCGCAGGTCAACTATTCTTCACTGCCGCTTGACCATGACATGAGCATTGGCAATCCTTCTTGAAGCAATTCCCGTGCTTCCCTGTCAAACACGCCTTGGAAAATTTCGCTGGTTCAGTTCTCACGCCGCGCCCAAGTTTGTGCCCTACATGCTGGTGGACGCGGCGCTCTAGGATGGATTGACTCAAATTTCCACCCCACCCTTCGTTACGAATTCCACCAGTTTGTAGTGGATTTGGCAACCAGCATCTGTTGATACGTACCAGTCTCCGTTGCTGTCCTGCCATGGCTTATGGTTATTCCGGCAGCAGCACACTGGACCTGCTTTAACCGCCGCCTCATGCTCACTCGCGCGTTCCTGCTTGGTTACCTGAGCACCGTAGAAGCGATCTGTTGACTCTCTGAAATGTTCTCCTGGCATTACTTTTTCCTCCCATAGTAGCGCAAGCGCATTCCCATCGCTCCCGTGCCTAAGCGTAACAGGATATCGTCGTGGGCCGCTTGGGAAAGATTGATGCGGATAAACAACAGAAGCTCGGAAAATTCGTTTCCTGTGAGCTGTCCTTTCGCGCGGTTGCACTTCTGGCAGCACACAACAAAGTTGTCTAAGCCGATAGAGCCTCCCAGGGACGTTGGTACATCGTGGTCAAGGGAAAGGTTCAGTGCGTCGATGGAAACATCGCAGAAGGGGCAAGGAACAGCTTTCTCGCCCACTTTACGCATCACGAACGAGTGAAGGTCTGCCGCTGTGAATGGCAACGTGCGACCAGGATCACGTAACACCCCTTGCCGCCTTCCAGACTTCCAATACTTCGGACCGAACCGACGCACCATCAATCCGTACATCTTCTTGTTCCGGGCTAGGATTTGCTTCTCGCTCATTGTTCACTCTCCGCGTCGATCTGGTCAAGGATGGTATAGGCAGCATCCAAAAGTGAACCGTCTACTAATGAACTTAATTCACCTTGAATATCTGCTAGAACACAAGCAGCAGCTAATTTTCGCAGAGCCTCCACCAGAACCTTCTCACGGGTATGTGCTGCAGAGTAAAGAACATAGTCACCTGATGGCCATTCTGACATTCCAGTGCTTGTGCTATCTGAATCTTTCGGATCAAATCGTTTCAGCTTCTCCACGTTGCTTCTCCCTTCGTTGATACTCCCAAATTGAGGCCAACTGGAGCAGTATCAGGTTCCAGTCTGTCACTGGTGGGTTAGTGGGCATTTTTGTAGGTCCTCATTTTAGCTAGCGCCCGTGTCAAGTCCATGGATGAGCGGCGCAATGCTCCCGACTCCTTTATTCCAACACCAACTAACGCATGGTTGCCAATAACGTACGTATAACGTGATTTCTCGAAATCTTTGACTTTGCGCAGGAACCGTTCGGCTTCCTGTTTCGCTTCATTGATTGTGTTAGCGTCCATCCTTCATCCCCTTTCGCAATTCTGCTAGAATGTCCTCTCTGCTATCTGAAATGCGACGAGCGACAGTGTAGTCAGGAGAATCCTCATCAAGAAAAGTAACCAACCACTTCAGTTCCTCAATGCGATTGAGAGCGGATGTTAATTGTTCTCGCAGGGAAATGCGCTTGGCGTTGGCCTCGTCGCGCTCTCTCTCAGCCTTCTCGGCACGTGAGTTGCGCCATGTCTTTGCTCTGAGTACCTTCCATTCAACATGCGTAGGATCAATGCACTCCAGTCCTAAATTTCCCATAAGCTCGTGTGTGAATTCAAGTTCATCGCGATCAAGAGACCTATTACGCAGGCTATCGCGCTCGTACTCCACGCGGCCTACGCGCTCGATCAATCGAGCCATCTCAGCACCAGTAACTATCGCCGTTTTGTTATACGGGATAAGACTCACATAAAAGTCATGAGATTCTTGCAGGTCTTCGGGAATGATTGGCTTGCTCACTTAGCACCTCCTTTTGCTTTGCTATCTGGTGGCATTCCTCCCACGCCAATATTGTTAATTCCAGTGGTGGCGTTGTAGAGAGTCTGGTTTCTTGGTACAGGCACATTGTTACTACCGTTAGTCAGGGAGTAAGGCGCATGGTTTCCTTTGGCGAGATTATTGTACCCCATGACTGTCCCTCCACTATAAATATGCTCGACTACAGCACTCCCCCCAGAATTGCCGGCCTTTTTGGACCAAAAGTGGAACCCGTGTTCGTTAAAGCTGGTTTCAAGGGCGGCAACAAAAGCCCCAATTGGTCCTCCTAGTGCAACAGCAACAGCCCCGCCTAAATTTTTTCGGCTAGTACAGATAGGACCAAATGGATCATGAGCGTCTTGATAATCCATTTCGGCCATAAATGTCCCGAATCCATACGCCCCAGATACGATCCAAAGCAATACTATTGCAAGTATCTTCTTCACTTGACACCTCCATGCTTCTCTACCAGTGCCACAATTTCGTCTACGGCTGCATTGATTCCTGATTCTGTCATTCCTGAGTCGTATAGAACCATCCTGGCTTCCTCCTTAAATGACTTCTCCTTGGGCTTCAGGATAAGGCCTACTCGGTATCGCAGGAATTCAAGCGCCAAATGAGGTATAAATCCAGTCACCTCGCGAAAATGCTCTAGTTCCTCGGATGTAATTGGCCTACACAGCGCAACCAGAAGGACATTGGCGACGGCAGCCATGCGTTCTTTAAACTTTCTTTCAGTTTCGGCTGCAGGGTTATAATGACCATAAAACCATTTATCTAGCATCTGCACGAGTACGTTCCCGTTCACTTCTGCCGGTGCAGGACGCGCTACGTTGCGTTTGGCAAGAACAGCGTCGATCTTAGCTCTGCAAGATTCTACCCAATTTCCTCCCGTTAATTCATACCACTCTTCATCGCTCAGCGGCACTCCTGGCTCCGTGGTTTCATACTGAAACAACTCCTCCAAATCATCAATTACAGACGGGTGGCATCCGGTGGTAAAATTCCTCCCTGATAGATACTCAACAATCCCTGACCTCTGTTTCTCTGCCAGTTTTCCCATAAGGCTATCCCCTCCCCTTCTTGGTGTAGGTTATTTTAACTGTTTTGGTCCGCTCTACTCCGAGCAGGGTAAGAATTGCTTTCCCTGGTTCTCGGTTCCCCCGGATCACGTCAGACAGATAAGCAGAGGACAAATCAAGCTCTTCGCCGAATTTTCGCAACGACTTATCGCCCTTCTTCTTTAGCAGAAAATCAACCACTTCGGTACGAGTCAATGTTCTCATATACAGACAATATCACCATTATTATGGATGCGCAACAAAAAAAGCGTTGTCAGCAGAAAAAAGTGTTGCAATGTGGTTCCTTGTGTGTTTTAATCCTTAATGAGAGGGGAAAGACATGGAAAACAAACTGATTGAAGCACGTCAGAACGTAGATGATTGGCTGGGTAACGTGATTCGAGCGTGTGAGCGTGAACAGCAGTACATCCGCGAAAAAGGCGACATTGCAGACGCTGAGATTCAAGCTCCCTGGGATTTATTGCAAGAGGCTATTGCCAATCTCCGGGAAGAGCAAGATGCCGACCGTAAGGCGCAGGAAGATGCGATGGAGGTATTCTGATGCAATACACAGAGCCAACTCACACAGTAGACCCGGAAGTAGCGCGGCTACATCTCGACTTGATCTCTTCTGGCGATCTGAGCATGGAAGAGTCAATGTCGAGGCTCTTCCCGGAAGAAGGACCGCAATATCTACGACCTAGGACGGTGGACGTGGGGACCACCATAAGGAGCGAACAATGAAGCATAGCGACTCAATCGCAGAACTCGCATCAGCACTAGCAGCAGCTCAGGCTGAATATGTTGCTGTTCCAAAGAACAAAACTGCACGGGTAAAGATGAAGTCGGGCGGAGAGTATTCGTACAAGTACGCAGACCTTGCAGACATTCTTTCGATGGCGCTACCTGTTCTGTCAAGGCAGGGTATAGCCTTCAGCCAACCTCACGTATTAGTGGACGGTAAGCTACGTGTAGTGAGCTATCTACTTCACAAATCTGGAGAATGGATACACTCGGACGGCATCGAAATATCAGAATTGGGAGAACCGCAGCAGATGGGGGCAGAGTCCACCTACTTCCGCCGCTATGATGGCGCATCCCTTCTTGGAATCGCACCAGATGAAGACACAGATGCTCAAGATGCTGGTAAAAGAACACCGCGTCATACAAATCAGGTGCAAGAATCGCACTACGAAGCTCCGCAGGGAGAGATTTACACGAATCCTCCTGCCCAACCGGCCACGCAGCAGACAGCGCAAGCACCAGCACCATCCCAGGGGCAGGCAGGACAGCTTAAATTCTTGCCTCCCAATGGGATGATTGCAACCGTGAAGAGCGTCAAGGAAATCGAGGGAAGAGAAGCTTCTGAAGGTCATCGGGCAATCAAACCATTCCTTGCAGTGGAGTGGCTTGGAACGCATAACGGGGTAAGTGGAGCATCGTGCTTTGACTCGAAGTATTGGCCCCTAATCAAGGCAAGTGTCGGGCTGGAATGCCATTTCCAAATCAAGGAAAAGGACTCTAACGGAAAGCACTACATCAACATCGAAGACGTGATTTATCGTGACGGACAGGAAGTAACTTATGTCGAGGGAGTGTTGAATCTCGACGGTCAACCAACACAGCTTTAACCAGCAACTACGGAGGAGAGACATGGAATTTATCAAGGTTGAATCAAGCCAGATTGACAGCGTGGGTTTCGGGGAGGGAACGTATGGAACTGAAACCCTTGGCATCCGCTTCAAGAGCAAGTGTGGCATAACGGAATACGAATACGGGAACGTGACTTCACGGCAATATCAGGGTCTCATTGGAGCAGAGTCTATTGGAGCGTACTTCGGAAAGAACATCAAACCGTTTCCAGAAAAGTATCCATTCACGAAGGTCGAATCGGTAAGTGATCCGGTAGAGGATACTGACACTCCTTCTGCCGTCACAGCACTTGCGCTTATTGACACAATGGCTGATGATCTATTGTTCACTCCGGGATCGGTAACTGACGAACAACTGGAAGCAGGTCGGCAGTGGTATCTCTCCGAGGCGAAGAAGTACAACATCACCACGGAAAAGAGCCGCAAAGAACTGAAACGGTTTGCGCGTTCACTTCAGAAGCTCCGTACAGGCATTGAAGCAAGGGCAAAGGAAATCACTGGAGCAACAAAGCGAAAGATTGCGACCATTGACGCGGAGAAGCGTAGGCTGGTTGGCAAGGTGGGAGGAATAGAAGAAGAAGTTCTCGCGCCATTGACTGAGTGGGAGCAAGAAAAAGAGGCTACTACAATAAGGCTTTCTAACCAGGTAAAGTCGATTGAGTCCAAAGCAGACTTGTACAGCTATCCCGACATTCCGTCTATCGAGTCAGCCATCAAGGAATTGGAATCCTATGACGTGTCCGATATGCAGGAATTCAAGGTTTCGGCAGAGAGCGCAGTGACAGCCGTACTCAAGGTTCTGAAGCCGGAGCTAGAACGCCGCAAGGTGGCCGAGAAAGAGAAGGAGGAACTGGAACGGTTGCGGTATGAGTCTGCGGAACGTGCTGAGGCCGACAGGATTGAAGCAGCAGCCAAGAAGCTGGCAGATGAAAAGATTCAGGAAGCAGTGGAAGCGGCCAAGGTGGAGACACGGCAGGAAGTAGTTGCAGAGTTGGCTGCTCCTATCGTAGAAGAGCCAGTCGAACCTATTGACGATGACCCGAGGATTACGGAGATCGTAACGACCATGCCATCTAATCTCCTGGAGACAGGGAAGCGCACTGAAGTGGCCTACGCTCTTGTCTATGAGTGCCAGATCGATGAACCTGCTGCCTATGTGGTATTCGATGCTATTGCCAAAGGACTCATCCCACACTTGATCTATGAGGCGTAAAGATGCCATTTCCTGCGGATTTAGAAGCCTTCGAAGCATCCGGGTACGTCTTCAGCCGTTCCGAGAAGTGCCTTGTTTGTGGAGAGGATGTGGAGATATTCATCACTCCGGGAGGACGTGAAATAGCCATGAACCCGATGCACTTGTTGACTGATCCCGCAATCCAACATTACAAGACATGCAATCCAACCAAAATGAGTTAACCAAAAGGAGAACCACCATGGCAACAAAGAAGCAAGCAGAAACGCAGAAGGCCAAGGAACAGTGCGCAGAATCCATGAATAAGCTATCTGATGCACTCAGGCAGGTAGTTGACATACAACAGCTCCAGCACAAGTACTATGACCTGCAGCAAGACTACCTTGAGCTTGCTGCATCTGTACAGGTGTCAGCAGCAAACACCACACGAGTAATACTCCGCCACAACATCAGCCGCACAACATACTTGTCTCAAGGTGAGGTACAAAAGACCAATGCCTGAAGCAAAGCCGGAAGTACACCGCAAACGCACCAAGGATGGATTCGTGAATCGGTACGTAAGCATCCCGCAAGCAGCATGGGATAAGATCACTGAGCACATAGACGATAACGATCTGGACGAGAAGAGATTTCTTACTCGTCTGCTGACGAACGCGGCTGAAGCCCTGAAGTAACCCAACCCAGGGGCAGTGCAAAGCTGCCCCACAACCTAGAAAGAAAGCCCGATGACTGGTACCCTATTTGAAACTAAATCACGAGCACTGTACCCTCTTCGTTGGTATCAAGAGCCATCAATACCAACCTTACGAGCCGCGCTCAAGGAAGGTAATCTAAAGTCCGTTATACAGGCACCTTGCGGCTATGGGAAAACCTTGATAATGGCATACCTAGCATCTATGTCAATGAAAAAGGGTAATCGGGTGTTGGTTGCTACACCCAGAATTTCCCTTACCGACCAAACATATGAATCATTTGAGGAACAGGGTATTCGAGACATGGGAGTTCTGCAAGCCGATAATAGGCGTACTAACCCTATGGCGCAATTGCAGATCGCCTGTTTTGATACTCTTTACAAGAGAGAGAAAGAACTACCAGATTTTGGTTTGGTACTCATTGATGAGGTCCACTTAGCAGATGCTCGAATGTGGGAACTCTTAAAACGCTGGAGGGTAGCTCTTTCTTTTACGGCTACTCCGTGGAGTAAGGGACTCGGTTTGCACTTCAGCAAGCTCATTGTGCTATCCACGATCAACGATATGCTTGAGTACCACAAGAAAGACCCGTCAGTCGGACTTGTGCCAATCAAAGGCATTGGCCCCAAGCCTGAATTCCTGCAACAGATTGAGCATCTAAAGACTGGACAGGACGGAGATATTCAGGAAGATGCAGCTCAACACTTCATGGATAAAACAGAAGTCGTTGCTGACATCGTTGATACTTGGATGCGCACCCGTCAAGAGGGAAATCATCCAGGCGATAGGACGTTTGTATTTGCGCGGAGAAGAATTACAGCAGTCCACTTCCAAGAGGCTTTTGCAGCGCGGGGAATCAAGTTCGACTATATCGACGCCTTCACTTCAGATCGAAGTCCCATATTTAAACGATTCCGCGCAAAGCAGACACAGGGGATTGTCAGCGTTGGATGTCTATCGACGGGAGTAGATGAGGATGTTCGCTGCATCGTTGATGCCGCACCGCGCAAGAATCAGGCAGACATTGTACAGGCTCTTGGGCGTGGTATGCGACCGGCTGAAGGAAAAGAATTTTGCTACCTGTGCGATCACGTTGGCAATGCGAACCGTTTTGGATGGTTTGCAGACATCTATCATGACAAGCTGGACACCACACCTCCGCACATCAAGGGAAGCGCCTACGAGCAAGAAGAGGCCACTCCTACCGAGGTCAAGCGCAAACAATGCGCTGTCTGCCGTGGATACTTGCCGCGCGGCGCGTTCAAGTGCCCCACCTGCGGCAACGTGATGGTGATAGACGACACTGTAACCATCGACGCGGAATTGGTAGACCTTCGCAAGATGAAGGCCGAGAAGAAGGTCAAGAGAGAATTAGCTGAAAAAGAGAAAGCAGCTAGAGCAGAGAAGAAAAAGCAGGGTGAGCCACAAGCGTTCTATTCTGGATTGATCGACTTTGCAGAGCGCCGAGGATTCAAGGACGGATGGGCATGGCACAAATACATTGAAAAATATGGGCAACCACCGACAGGATTGAACAAGGTTCCTATGACCCCGCGCAAGATGGTAAAGGATTTCATCAAGGAATCAGCAAGAAAGTGGCGACAGCAGCAGAAAGCCAACGCACCCAAACCAGCAGCAGAACCGAAAGTATATCGAGGAGAATTCTGATGAACGTTATAAACGGAGAGGAAGTAGAGATGTCGCCATTCGCTGTTATGGGAGCGGAGATGATCGACCCAATGGAATTTAGCTACGAGAGGTTTCTTGAAAGCAAACGGTTCACGCCGATTATATCCGGTTTGACTACCGTTCCTCCGCTGAATCCATCCATGTTTCCGCATCAGCGCGATGTGTGCTCCTGGGCGCTACGCCTTGGCCGAGCCGCGGCGTTTCTTGGAACCGGCATGGGGAAGACGCTCATTGAGGAAGAGTGGGCGCGCGTCGTGTCAGAGCATACAGGTATGCCGGTCCTGATTCTCGCGCCTCTGGCCGTGGCTTATCAGATGGTCACAGAGGGCACGAAGTTCGGCATCGAAGTGAAGTATTGCAAAGACTCGTCAACCATGGAAGATTCTCGCATCATCGTGACGAACTATGAGCGCATGGGAAACTTCGAGCCGTCTGACTTCGCGGGAGTGGTGCTTGATGAGTGTTTCGCAAAAGGCACTAAAATTGATACTCCTGGCGGTAAGAAGAATATTGAAGACATACGCGTAGGAGATGATATTCTTAACTGTGTAGGGATTGACACTGTTCAAGACATACACAGGAGAGAGGTTCCTTATGCCGCGTTGGTCAAAATCGGTGGTACCAGTTTTATTGCCTCCCCAAATCATCCCACCTTCACACAGCGTGGATGGGTTGGGGCACAGCATCTGCGCCCAGGTGATTACGCACTGGGAACAGGAGCGGCAGTGTCTTTGGTGCGGGATTCGGTTTGCTCCAAAGTATCCCGCTCAGTTCGGCCAGAGGTTTTGCGGGACATCCTGCTCAGCGAAATGGCGGATGAGCCAACCGGAGCAACTTGCGAAGGTTCACAATCCAACGGTGGCGGCGAAGCGAGGAGCGAAAAGGTCTGCATGGTTGGCGTCGGGAACTCCGCAAGCGATAGCGGAACTCAAGCGCATAACCGAGTTGAATCCTACCAAATCAGCGGCTACGCGGCTCAAGATTTCCATCCGATTGAGAGCCATGAAGCACAAACCTTCCGTACCTGGCGGGAATGGTCGGGGGATGACTATCGCGCAGTCGATGATGATGGATGCTCTTGGCTCAGAATGGATAGCGGAATATGCCGTGTCTCTGGGTCCACGAAAAGTAGGCTATCCATCGCACTACAAACTCGATTGCGGGAATCCGAGGCTGAAATTAGGAATAGAGGTGGATGGAGTCTCGCACAACATGGAATCCCGCAAACTGGAGGACAGAAAGAAGGAGTCCATGCTGAGTTCGTTAGGGTGGACAGTGTTGAGATTCTGGAACAAGGAGATAGTCGATTGGAGCAACTCAGGGATGCGGACGGGAAGCTCTATTTCTACGATCTTGGCGCAACACGGCATCCAAGTTACTCCGTCGCGGGCTGCTTAGTTCACAATTCCAGCATCCTGAAGTCTTTCGATGGAGCGACTCGATCCGCACTCATTGAAGCGTTCAAGGATACGCCGTACCGGCTCGCTGCGACTGCCACACCCGCTCCGAACGATCACATGGAGCTAGGCAACCATGCGGAGTTTCTGGGAGTCATGACGGCTACTGAGATGCTTTCCATGTTCTTTACGCACGACGGCGGAGAGACACAGAAGTGGAGGCTTAAGGGCCACGCACGGGCAGAGTTCTGGAAGTGGGTTTGCTCGTGGGCTGTCAACATCCGCAAGCCTTCAGATGTAGGGTATGACGACGGTCCATTTATCCTTCCCGGACTGGTCTACCATGAACACATCGTGGACGTAGACACGCCGAGCGAAGGGATGTTGTTCGCTATGCCTGCCGAGACGCTGGGAGAACGACTGGCGGCGAGACGGTCAACTGTCGATGATCGGGTGGCTGAGGTCAAGGCCATCGTGGAAGACGAACCAGCCGCGACTTGGCTTATCTGGACGAATCTCAACCGGGAGAGCGAAGCGGTAACTAAGGCGATTGGGAGCGTGGAGTTAACTGGCTCAGACACGCCAGAAGTGAAGGCTACTCGGTCACTGGAGTTTGCACAAGGAAAGATCAAGCGCATGGTTTCCAAGGCTTCCATCTTGGGTTTCGGTGTGAACTATCAGGTTTGTTCACACATGATCTTCGCTGGAGTGAACGATTCATGGGAGGGATTTTTTCAGGCAGTTCGACGTTGCTGGAGATTTGGTCAGGATGAACCCGTCCACGTTCACATCATTGCAGCATCCACAGAAGGAAACGTCCTCGAAAATCTGAAGCGTAAAGAAAGGGAGTCAGAGCAAATGGCAGAAGAGATGCAGGAAAACATGCAGGACTTGACGCGCATGAATCTGGTAGGCACCGTGCGCAGCGAATCGACATACGAGCGCGAAGTGAAGACTTCCGAAAACTGGACAATGCACCTTGCTGACTGTGTTGATCTTGCGCGGGAACTTCCCGATGATTCGATCCACTATTCGGTCTACTCTCCTCCGTTCGCTTCGCTCTACACATACAGCAATTCGGAGCGGGACTTGGGAAACAGCAAAGACCATGACGAGTTCTGGAAGCACTACCGTTTCCTCATCAAAGAGCAGTACCGCGCACTGATGCCAGGGCGTCTCGTGTCCATCCACTGTATGAACCTTCCCACGTCAAAGGTCCGGGATGGTCACATCGGCCTACGGGACTTCCGTGGCGAGATCATCCGCGCATTTGAAGAAGTTGGATTCATATATCATTCCGAGGTCTGCATCTGGAAAGATCCAGTGACTGCCATGCAGCGCACCAAGGCACTCGGGTTGCTCCACAAGCAGATTCGCAAGGACTCGACCATGAGCCGACAGGGCGTTCCTGACTATCTTGTTACCATGCGCAAACCGGGGGAGAATCCCGAACGATGCGCACACACTTCCGAGCAGTTTCCTGTTCAGTTGTGGCAGCAGTATGCCAGCCCGATTTGGATGGACATAAACCCATCGGACACACTGCAATATCGTTCAGCTCGGGAACACAACGACGAGCGCCACATTTGCCCACTTCAGCTCGAAGTGATCCGCCGCGCCATTAAACTGTGGACGAATCCCGGAGATGTGGTTTGGAGTCCGTTTGCTGGTATCGGTTCTGAAGGGTTTGTTGCTCTGGAGATGGGGCGCAAATTCCTTGGATCGGAACTGAAACCTTCCTACTATCGGCAGGCGTGCAAGAATCTCGACCGCGCTCTGGCAAGTGACACTGGACTGTTTGCAAACACAGAAGACCAATTAGACGATGAAGGATGAACGCCTTCTAGTGGTTTGGCAGTGCGAGAAATGCGGCGTCACCCGTACCGCATTTCTCGCCGTAGGAGAATCGACGGAGAGAGGAATTTGCGGATCAAATTACATAAAAGGAAATAAGCAGTATCCTTTGAGAATAAGGCGAAATGGGGATGTTGTTCCCTATGCCTGTAAGGGTAAAATGGTTGTTATAGTAGATGAACGACCCGAGGCAATCAAATGACAGAATCAGGTGCGAGAATCGCACTAACCGCCCTTGAAACTCCAGACTGGAATGGTCTGATGCTGGCTCCGGCCCCCGAAGCCGCGGATGCCCTAAAGTCTATCCTCACTCACGGAGAGAACCTACTCGAAGAGGCAGAGACACGCCTTACCACCATCCGCGAGAGCATTTTTAACCTGAGAATGTGCGCGTTCAGAATCGTTTCAGAGCGTGAGCTGTGGAAGCTCGACACCGATCCTGAATATGGCGTACCCTACAAGTCCATGCACCGATGGATGCAAGTACTATACCCTGGCGATGAAGGGCTACGCTATGCCATTGAGGCAAACAGCACACAGAAGGCGCTACCCGCCGCAACACTGGAAGACTTGGCACAGATACCCCGATGCAACGCCGTCACGCTGGCAAGTAAGTTTGTCTCAGACGGGTGCCGAACTGACCGGAGCGTAATCGAAGCGGCAAAGACGGCAAGCGAGAAACAGTTCCGCGAGACCCTCAACACTGAGCATAACCAACATCTTGAATCCTCGTGGACGCTCAAGCTGACAGGACCTCAATCGGCCGGCAAGCGGATTGAAGAAGCTCTAGACGAGATCGGCGAACGCGAGAACATCGAAGATCGGTTCGGTCAGCTTGAATATCTGGTCGAGGATTATCGACAGGGTGGTCACAGCGAGGACGTGGAGTGAAGCGTAGTCCTGTTCGCAAGGTACGTCCTGGTTTGCGCCGTGGTGAACTGACCAAAGCGGAGAAGGAAGCCGAGCGCAACCGCGTGTACGAACGATGCGGGGGCAGGTGTGAACTGCGCGGGGAAGATGGACAGCCGCTAGATCCAGGCCATATCGAAGGTGTGCTTCCCCCCACAGGCAATTCTCCATGGGACCACTGGCATCTTGTCCATCTTCATCACAAGAGGCCAGCATTCTGGTCAGAAGCTCAAGGAAACGTGCTTCTAGGAGGCTGTCCGGCTTGCCATTTGATCGGGATGCACCAGCACGGACTCAAGCCTGTTCTTCCCCGGTAGGCTCTAATTCCCAGTTCCTCCATATTTCGTGAACCTGTCCTGATGTTCCGTCCTTCCTGATTATTGCTCCGTAAGGCTTGAATCCTTGTTTGCTCCAATCCTCGTTTTTAATGTCGGTTATTAGGTATAAATGTTCCATTGTTCGGACGATTGATCCGATTCGCACACCCACCAATTCTGCCTTGGCCTTAGCGTAGGCATTTTCTGCCACTTCTTGCGCCTTACGAGCTTCAAACGTAACAATTCTCGCGTTGTCCATCGCTTCTTTCAATGATTCAAGAGATTCTGACATTTGTTTCATCCTTTCTTCGGTTGTTGTTCTACTGCGAGAATCGCACCTAATAAACGCCCCTAGGCGCTCTCCCTGAGATTGCGACGGTAAATCATACCAGTTCCATCCCGCCGTGCTCCCTGTGCGAACTTGACGGGCACCAGCATAGACTCTGAGAGCCAGTCATTCTCGGTTACGGCCAGACGCTCTCTGTAGCGGTCTGACTGAGGATTCGTTACGGTTACGTAAATCATATCCAGGCCCCGTCTTTCATGATGATCTTAACCTTTCCGTGAAGATGCGCGGATTCTTTGCGTTCTTTTGATTGGACGCTAAGTTTCATCGTTGCCTTTGCTGTCTTGTTCGCGCCCCTCTTTGAGAAACCTTTCTTCTTCAAAGCGTCTGCAATCTTGTTTTTCCATTGTAAATTTTCTTTCATCATCACTCCATCCTCGTAGCGTTTTTGTTCGGTAATCATCCCGGCGCGTGAGCTTATCGGGAGTAACGCTCCATTAGACAAACTTCTGGCTTGAGAAAAAATAGGCCAGATTCGCTCAATCCAGATGGAGTCTCTTGGTCCCGTTCGGCTGAGTTCGTCACACCTCAGTAGGTAGAGATCGCTCTTTGGCGAGCGTTGCTCAGTCCCTCTGCTACCGAAAACGGTTCCATGCAGGAAGAGAGCGTCGCCGCCCTCCACACACAGGGCAAGCCACGGCGAATAGATCGATGCTTACAGCATGGAAAACTCTACTCGTACCCTCTACATCAGGATCACTCAGTGAGATTTCACAATTGGCATCGGCCCCTACGCTAGATTTCTCTTGGAACCCTCTTGATCCACGCATCTGATATACAGCGGTCCAGGCGCAAGAATTTGGAAGCCTTGACGTGGTGCAACGAATTGTCGAGGAATTCACCATAATCTTGAATCTAGACAGTTGCATCGTAGCATAAACTTGTGAGACAATCAAATTGCGGGGGACGCCGATACCTCGTTTCCATTGCTTGGGTCTAGACAACTTCCGCAATGGCTACCCCGCAAAGTGTTCCATGTCGTTCCTCCTCCGGTAGCGCAGAACGCCGTCAGTCATTCGATTGGCGGCGTTCCTGTTTGTGGTGGGAGTGGTGATGCGGACGTGGAGCGAGGAGTTGTGTTGCAGAGTTAAAGTTCGTAGTTCTCGGCCTCTATTTTTGTCAGGGAAAAGTGGATTCCATGGGAGCAAACATTCCAACGATCCTCATCAAACGAGTCTGCCTTTACGGTTTCTCCCTTCCTATAGATTACCGTTTCGTCGTTTGATGAGATTCCCTCGTCTTCTCCAAGAACATCCAATACAACCACATGATCTGCGCGGCATTTGCGCGTTGCTCCATGGCTACGTTTTGCATCGGAGGGAATTAGCAAATGCACAACTACCTTATTTCTACAAATTTTCCACCCTTCAAATGATCCTGTTTCCGGGATAAATTGAATTTGGGCCAATGCCTTTTCAGAATTTTTGGCATCGCTCAGGTCGGCACCGCGCAGGTCGGCACCGCGCAGGTCGGCATCGCTCAGGTCGGCACCGCTCAGGTCGGCATCGCGCAGGTCGGCATCGCTCAGGTCGGCACCGCTCAGGTCGGCACCGCGCAGGTCGGCACCGCGCAGGTCGGCACCGCGCAGGGATTTTTTAGCTGCAATAGCAGCTACTACCAAATTCGATAGTGTCTTTGCACTTTCTAGTGCAAAAATTACATTTCCAAAAATGTTCTTGATTTCCATTACTTCCTCCGATTCATGGTTATTTTCCTTCCTATTTGTTCTGCATATTGTCAATTTCGGTACAGGGAATAGAGTATTTCCCCCCACGGACGGCTCGAAACGCTTTCAGTTGTCCGCATTTGATCCAGTGGAGTACGGTCCATGTCCCACAATGGAGCATATCGGCCACATCTTTGACTGAGTAGTATTTTTGTTCTGCCATTAGAAGATCCTCCAAGCGTCGATCATCGGCGCAAAATATTTGACAATGCCTACGCAAGCGATGAGAGCAAATAAAACCATCCCCCAGAATAAGAGTTTCGGCCCATTGCGCTGCTCGTTGTAGGTAAGCGGTTCCATGTCCTGCCACGGATTTGGTTTGGAGGGCATGTCCTCGCGGATGATACCCATACAAAGCATCTCATTGCGCCCCTTGAGCATTTCCGCTCGTGCGATTGCCTGTTGCGCCTCATACACTAGCCGGTCCATGGGTACTCCTGCGTTGTCAGTTTGCTGCGTCATTTTTGCTCTGGTGCGGTGCATAGTCCTCCTCCGTTGCTAGCTTGTACTTCCCTGAATACGCTGAGTGTTTTGTTGAGTTCTGCCAGTTGAGCTGCGATCTCTCGTAAAAAATACGTTTCTGTTACCCATTCAGTTTGCCCATTGAGACGATTCTCTACTGATATTGGCCTTTTCCTGATTTCTTCAGCCTTCATTTGTGTCCTCGTTTTGTCTTTGGTGGTTGCGGTTTACGGATGCGCTGTGCGGGTATCCATTTCACGGTTTTCGCCTCCTAGCGCTAGTCCTGCCACTTTTCGTGGTTGAGCTCGTCCTGCTTGGCCTGAGACATTTCCGGACCATATTTAGCCCGCAACTCTTTCGCGTCCCGACGCTCACGCTCGGCCTCATCCATCCTGCGCCAGTGTTGCGTGAGCAACACGATTGCGATAATGCCGCCGACGATTGCGCCGATTGCCATGATTTCGTCCATCGTGTCTCCTGTCAGTGCCCGCGCTCTGCGGGATGGTTAGGCGTTCAATTAACCAAAAAGATGCTCAATGTCCAGTTTGCTGCATGTTTTTCTCGCTGACCGCTTGCGGATGGTGTAGCCAGCGCGGTGCAAATCGGATTTAAGCGAGTTGAGCTGAGTGGAGAACACCTTGGCAGTCCCTTCTGTCATCTCCATTATTTGCCCCATTGCTTTTTCTCCAGCGGGGCTCTCAGGAAGGATCAGCGCGAACATCCCGTCAATCCGACTGGTTAAATCGCTTACGGCAAGGACCGCGCGGTTGAGGTTAAACAGACGCCAGTTCGAGCAGCGCCATCCATTCCTGATCGGGGATCGGGCACCTAATCGAGTCGCCGTTATCGTCGTAACCCTGCACGTCGCCATAGTTGGAGGTGAATTCAACGTCATATCCGCGCTCTGTAGCGAGTTTGACCATTTTGCGCACTTGGTCATTGGTATCGAGTCCGCTGTTTTCGTAGTTGATTTTGTAGGTCATGTCCATTTCCTCCTCAACAACAAATACAGAATATCACAAAACAACACAAAACAACACAAAACCATGCAGATGTGTGTTCTATAGCACAATTAATTCGCCTATTATTCTCCTTCCTCGTCAAATAGAGCGCAAATGAGTGCTAAGCAATCTCTCGATGCTCGCCGCGCTCACACGATACCTGCTATTACGCCCTAATCCAAGCTGCTGCCCCTCCAAACGACCACCCTTAAGCATTGACAACACCGTCTTGGGATGTACCTTAAGATACTTAGCCGTCTCCGCTACTGTCATATAGTCACTGTCAAGCTGCTGCATTGTGTCACCTCAGCATTAGTATATTCCACTCACGCCTACCCACTCACGTCTATATATTGATACAATTTTGCATTTATGCTCAATTTGATGCGCCTCACATAGTCCCCACGTCACACGAACAATGTGATCTGTGTCACATAACGCCAGACTCGGCTATATATAAGGATAGGGGTAATCTCCGATGGAGATGGTTCTAGTCACCAATGGAGACGGGTTTAGTTTACGTTTGCTACAGTATTTGTAGCAGTTGTAAACGGTTTCATATACAATGTAAACGGGGGTGAATATGGCAGTTGTATGGGTTGAGTGTTGGAAGTGCGAGCTATGCGGTTGCCTGGGCCTGTTCCGACCCGGCTTGTCCATGCTGCGGAAAGGAGGGGAAATAGGTTGTCCTAGGAGGGTGGGGTGGGACGACATCGACGCTTCAGAGACACAAATTGGCGTCATAAAAATTAAGATAAAGATAAAATAATAATAAACAAAAAATGAAAAAAGTGGTACTATTGAGTAGTGAGGTAATAATAAATGCCACATTGCAACCAATGCGGGTCTGATTGGAAGAGTAGGACTGCAAGTCCAGTACAATGCCCGAGATGTAAGAGGATAGACTGGTCGGAGCCGAACAAGAAAAAGGCGGGGGTAGCTCAAGTAACAGAGCATCAAACTTGTAGTGCGCAGGTTTCCGGTTCGATTCCGAACTCCCGCTCCACCAAATATTTGACTACAGGTTTAGTAAAGAATTGAGGAAAAAATGACAAAGTTGGAGAGTAGGCAAGATTTCATTGATGGATTCATGTTGAAGTATAGGAAGACGTTGATGTCGATGAAGTTTGTACGGTGGGAGTGTGAGAAGGTGATGAATGGGAACAGGATTTGAACGACGGTACGCTGGACTCCATCGGAACGAAGCTCAGTCAGAGGCAATTAGGTTGATGCAGAGGTCGTTGTCTACGGGGAAGTGGGACGATCTTCCTGAGAGGTTGATTGCGCTGAGGCGAGTGATGAGCTACGCACCAGCTCCAGAAGTTAATCCGAAGGAGAAGGATGAAGAAGAAACAGGTCGGTGATCCAAAGCGAAACTATGCCAGTGAGTGGAAGGAATGGCGCGGACAGAGGGGATGGACTCAGAAGCAGATGGCATTGACACTGGATATGTGTAGGAGAGCCATCGTTTACATCGAAAAAGGTAAACACCGTCCATGTGTTTCTTCACGTATTAAATTCAACGAGTTGCAGAAAAAGTATCAGGAGGAAAATCGTGGAAAATGAAACAATGACCACACCGCAGCCATTAACGGGCGAAGAGATTCGCAAGGGAATTGCAGCTAGGATTGCGGCTAGTGTTCCTCCAGAACACTTTGAGAATATCAAGGAAATCATCTACGATGGACTTGGTAAGACGTGCTCTCTTGAGTCGAGTACCTGCTACTCGAAGTTCAAGGCTGACTGGAAAACAGGATTGAATGATGACGAATCCGAATTCCTATGGTGGGTGAATTACGAACTAGACGACTTTGGACGAATCTCAAGGGGTGGTATCGGATATTGGAATGGTACTTCGATCACAGAGTTAATATCAGGGAAAATTGACGAGTGTCCACCCGACAAGTTCAGACGTGAAACCGATCAGCCCATTCCAAAATCAGTGGAGTTGAAGAAGCAGGAAGACCAGCAGGGTACGTTTATGAGGGTTGCTCGGAATTCCATGCCGAGGAGAAACGTATGACCGCTATTCAGATTAACCGTCTTCTCGACATCATAGATCGTGCCGTAACCGTAGCAGAACGCTGGGCAGACAGGGAGTATCCTAAACCAGATGAAAACGCCGAAATCACCATCTCAAGGGTTGGAGATCGAGAACTTCCCCAAAGCCCAGAAGAGTACGAAAAGTTCGATCCACCACAACCAAGCGCATTTGAAAAAAGGCTCCGTGGCATTAAGCCGTAGCAAGACAATATCATCAGTGATGCTTCGCCTTGACATTGATCCTGAAACTGTTGATCTCATGCCCACTGAACCGGCTGAAATACTCACTCGCTGTCTTGGAACTGGGAATTCGTTCCCTCGAAAGAAGGTTCTGTCTTATGCCGCAGCATCTCCCATGCCTATATGCATTAAATTCATGGATGCTATAAGAACAGTAGGGAAGGCTGACTTGGAGAAGCTGCCATTCGAGGCAATGTGCGTCAAGGCAGAGGTAAGCCCCATTGAGATGCTGGGGGCTATCCTCATGTCAGCCAAGTCTCTGAAGGCAACAGAGAGTGCGCTTAAGGCAATTATAGAGCATCCAGATGTTGTCCAGGCTACAGTGGATAGCGCCAAGATCATAGGACCAGCAGGTACAGCCGACAGAAGGATTCTCCATGAGTCTTTAGGATTCTTGCCTACCAAAAAAGGAGGGGTGGAAATTAACTTTGGATTTGGTCGTCCACCGGAGGATAGGGACGAAGAGAGTGATGCTGATGAAGCATGGGATGATGCCTTCCCTGAAATGGGAGACCAGATCAGTGAGTGGAGCTCCAATAAACATCTTTTATTGGATGGCAAAATTGGCAAATAGAATGTATTATATAGGGGTCAGGTGCTTTCAACACCGGATAAATCCTCATCGCTTAGGAGAGCGACTATGCCCCCCTCAAATCAGAATATACCATACGGATACTGCCAATGTGGATATGGAAAAGACATTAAGCTAGGAAGGTTCGTATCCAAAGATGATGCTGTCGCTGCTAGGATTTCCGCAGAACAAAAATATCATGGAGAGTACTCATCATCTAATAGGAATAAATTGCTTGAGGGAGGAAATTGAGCTATCCTACTTGGTGGCCTCAAGCGCATGAGTCGTGGAATTGCCAAGAGCCTTATTCTTTCCCTATTCCTAATCACCCAGGAGAAAGAATATGGTACGCACGAGCATGGCCGTGGCCAGATCAAAATCCTTACGTGGGAGAAGGAAAAACTCGGCAAGAGAGTTTGTATTCACTAAGACTTGTGCTTCTTAAGGATTGCGAATAGATGTACTCAGAAAAGGTAATACAGAAAACCATAGACGACTTCTCGCGCAGAAATGGATGGACTCCTACTTTCCATACCGTGTCTGAGTGCGACGAGATGGCCGAATATATCAACAAAATGGCTGGTGCAGAGAAGTCGAAGAATGGTTCTCGTACATATTGGTTCTGGAAAGATGGAAAGTCTCCAAGAGAATCGACTGTAAAACATATCAAGAGGTGGGTACAAAATGAGCGTTTTCTTTCTTTTGCGTCGGCAGAGTATTTCGTTACTCGCTATGCATACATACGCTCCGCCAACACTCAACTAATTCATTTCAACTTCAGACTTGCACAAAGAATATTTCTTGCGGCTCTGGCAGAGTGCGATGATAAACAGGTTGCAATTCAGCTTTTCATCCTAAAGGCAAGGCAGCTTGGAGTCTCTACAGTTGTAGCCTTGTTCTTCCTTCACCGGATTCTATATGTTGCGAATACCTACGCGATCATGGCTTCTGTGCAGATTCCTCAGTCTGAAAAACTGAAGAATATGCTGGATACATGCCAAGACAAATTGCCATTCTTTCTTCGTGTGTTCCAGGTATCAACCAAATCAAAAGAACCTAAATGGACAAATGGTTCTCTGCTGTCGGTTCAGGCTGGTGGCCAGGAAGTTGGCATCGGGCAGGGTACGTCTCCATCCTGCGTCCATGTAAGTGAAATTGGCGATTACGCGAACCCTAAACGAACCTTGGAGGAAGGACTATTCCCTGCTTGCCATCAACTCGCCAGTATGTTCATGGTTCTTGAAGGCACTGGTTCTATGGCGACTACTTGGCAGAAGGAAAAGTGGGACTTCTATTCCAATAAGTCAAATCGTGGTAGATTTACGGCATTCTTTATCCCTCCGTCATGTGCCCGTGATTTGTATCCTCCTCAAGATTGGCTACGAGCCAACCCTATTCCGGTAGACTGGTTCCCATCCGACCGTACCAGAAAGATGCGTCGGCGCGGTGAACTGTTCGTTCGCTCAACAGATTATCTCTGGAAGTTCCTAGGACAGCATTGGGAGATGGACAAAGAGTTTCAGTGGTATTGGGAATGTGGGTATAAGGAAGCTGTCGCAAGTCATTCCGAAAGAGAATACTTGTCCCAGACTGCTCCTACTCCTGAAGACGCTTTCCAATCTAAAGACGATCCGGTGTTCACCCAAGAGTCCATTGACATGGTGATGGAGACACGTGAGAAGAATTACGTCTCATACGCGATTACGGGAAAAACAATTCTCATGGGAAACGAGAATATTCCCTACCAGCCCAACCATGAAGACGTGAACATCAATGAGGCGAACATTGATGTTGAATGGGAAGGCATTGATGAAAACGAGTATAGATGGACCCTTGTTCCTCTGAAGACATTTGACGACTCATCAGACTCTGCTTGCTTCGACAGGCTTCTAGTCTATGAACCCCCTGAGCATGGAGCATCATACGCAATCTCTATTGATACGGCGCATGGTCTGAACACTCCTAACGAGGACCGTTCTGCGCTCAGAGTGACACGAGACGGTCACGGAATAGAACCAGATAGGCAAGTAGCCAGCTTCAACTCCCTGCGCGTGAATAGTCCTCAAATGTCCCGAATCGCCGCTGCTATCGCAGTGCTCTATGGGACAGATGGGAAGGGAAATGTCACATCCTCAAACCAGTTGATTGCCAAGTTCTGCATTGAGCAGGTTCGGAAGCCGGGTGATGAGTGCCAGCACCAATTAAAGATTATGGGGTTCCTAGACCACCACATCATGCACCGTTACGACTCCAAGGGGAACATTGATCCTAATAAGGGTTCTCAGGAAGGATGGTTCACGCGTACATATACTCGTTCTATTCTTCTTGACAGGTACGTTGACGCAGTGAATACAGGTTGGCTGATTGTCAATGACCCAATCTCGATTCGACAGCTTGCCACCTTCATGCGAAAGTATCAGGATCACGGTCAGAGTCGTATGGAGCACAGCACTGGACAGCACGATGATGGGCTTTTTGCTGATGCGATGGGCTGGACGACTCTACACGATTTTGAGAACAGCGCCAAGAGGATACAGAGCCGCTGGCCCCTCACGAAGAAGATGAAGGAAGTTTGCGATGGATGGGCAACCCGCGAAATGATTATCGACGCAAATTTGTGATAAAGTGGAGTGTAATATGGGAACTCAGAATGTACAGCTTACGGGACGTGAGAAGACGGTGGTCTACAAAGACCTCGACAATGGACGAATTTTAGGATTCGGAATTGACGGAGCACCGCCGATCAACTGTCCAAATGGAATACGGTACGAGACAATAGTGTGTCTCCATGCCCGTGATCTTGACCGATTCATGGACCAGTACCGTGAGCAGTATACCAGAGACGAGGAAGATGCTGCGGTCAGGAAGCTGGAACGGGAACGTCCATTCCGCCAGGCGAACAGAGATGCGATACTTGCTCGTAACCCACATCTTGACAAGTGGAACAGAGATGTTAATCTGAGACTGATTGACGCTCAAGACAAGATTTATGAAAGAGTTCTGTCTCAAAGAATGAGAGCCGTACCGAAACTGGTTGCCGAGATGTATGAAGCTGGCGGAGACGATACAAGAATTCTAAAGGACGCGAAATCTGGAAAGAATGTGGGATAACCCGGAAGAAAAGACTATCTCTTGGCAAGCACCTCCTCGGGAAGCTGGAGGAAATCAAGTCGCTGGGTTTATGAATGAACTTGTCCAGCAAGGAGACAGTTGGGTACAAGCGCAACCGGGTATCTCCAACCTTGAGAATGATATACAGCTTTTGATGGGAACAGGTCAGGACAGGGATATGGCATCCAACCTGCTCCAGCCGGATATTCGATCATTCGTTGAAACCATCACAGACCTTCGTCAAATTGCAACGATGGGGTCCAAGGCCAAGCAGAACAAGAAAATAGTTTCACTCTACAACGACATCTTCAAGTTCGTATTTTGGGATTCTCTATACGTACCTAATACTCGTAAGTCACTCCAGTGGGCCATTATGGGGCGTGGATACAAGTGGCAGAAGTTCAGCCGACCGTGGCATGGTGGAGGTCCAGCTAAGATTGTATTTGAGTCTCTAGGGCCAAGAGAGTTCCTCCCCGATCAGATTCCCCACAACAACGACATAACAGACTCCTATGCTGGAGCGATTGTGGTTCCGATGGGACTCGCTGAGGCTCATTCTAGATTTCCACAATTTCAGAGATGGCTAACTCCGCTTTCCAGTTATAGCAAAATAGGAGTTGGAATCAATAACAACATGATTCGCCGGTGGGAATTCTATGATCGCTTCAGGTTCGGCCAGCAGACGGGTGACTGGATCAATAAGTTTTGCGAAATTCGTTATCACTTCATTCATGATCTACGTATTAACGATACGGGATTCACTCAGACAATGGGAGTCAAGGGATCAACGTGGGGATACGAAGTTCCCACTCTTGGAGACCTGATTGTGACCACAGACCCGAATAGCGGTCTTCCAAGGTCACGCAAAGCTGAGATAGAAGATTGCCGTATGTATCCTCGGATGCGTCTTGTGATTACATCCCCTAGTTGCCCTGTTCCGCTCTACGACGATACCGCATTTGATATGCACGGAATAATTCCAGTCACGCAACATGACGTGAATGACTGGCCTTGGGCCTCGGTTGGGTACTCGCTCGTTAGTGGCATTAGAGGTTTGGAAGTTGCTCGACGCGATAGAATGTCTGACATCAATACTGTTCTTGCAGTCAAGAATGATCCTCCCCTGGGGACAGATGTTTCTACAGGAGTGTCAAGAACACAGATGGATAAGCTCGATCTACTCCATGCCCAGGGTGTGAGGGTAGGAGGGAAGGGAGATCCGTCAAAGTGGACGCGCTCACTATTACCCGAAGGCGTGAAGATTGACAATACAGACTATGAGGGTGTGAAGCTATTAGATGGCGCTGTGAAGGCGGCTCTAGGACTTTCAGACATTGCCTCCTTGCGCGAGGTAAAGGGCAATATGTCGGATCAGTCGTTCGACAAGTTTGTTGAGAATCTTGGACCAGTAGCAAAGGGAATTGCTCTCAACCAGTGGATAGCCAACTCCAAAGATGCGGAGATGCTTAAATACAACATTGCTCAATACTTTACTGTCCAGATGATTACAGACATGATCGGCCCGGAAGGGGTTGGCGTAGAAACGTATGACAATGATCCAAACTCTCTTGTCCCTTCACACCTTCCAGGGGAAGACCAGTCAACACTAAGCGCCCACAGCAGACTGGAAAGGGCGCGTTGGTTCTGCGAACGGCTCAAGGTAATCAATACTCCGGCTCAGTTGCTCAATGTGACTCACATGCAAGAGAGAATGCTGAATATGTTCCTGATTCAGCAGAAGTTACCTGTAGACATGGAAGGGACGATGGAGAAAGTAGGAGTTCCTGACTATCAGGTTCGTCACGAGGCGTGGAAAGAAGAGCAAATCGAAGATGCTATTTGGAAGCTTGAAGTTGAGAAGACACTCCAGCAGAAGGCAAAGTCTCTCGGCATGGAGCAAGCACCTCCACCACAATCACCCGGTCAAGGAAAGGGCGGAGGTAGAAAACAAACTGGGCAAAAGGGACAGCAACCATCAATGAAGGGTGCTAAATCTGGAAACGTAAGGGTAGTCAACAAAAGTTCGTAAAATGCTAGTGCGAGTATCGCATCTTTGGAGGAAATATGGGGAAAAATGAGTGGGATATACTGTTTAGTTGGATGGATTTGGAAAAGAGGGCTGAATCCGACGTCCAAGCTATAAATTCCCGCATTAACGATCTACAACGATCCTCTATGTCTATTGATAGAAAACGCCGTAAGGGACGTATTCTTAAAGAGATTAGAAGAAATATCAATTGGGCTATGGAAAAATTCTATGATCGAAGGACAATACGAGAAGCAATCAAAACGATTGGCCCTGATCGTAGCAAGATAAATGTATCTTCTGCAAACGAAATGAGAAAAATCATTATGGAGGAAATGCGATGATAAACGTAATTGATTCTGTACCTGATATTGAAAGAGAACTCGGCATTGAAGTGGTCAAGTCTGAACAGTATGTGACGTACAAACAGACTGTCTCTCTTCGCAAGAAAGAATGCGTTGGTGCAGCTCTGGCGTACTTGCAGCAGAGGCTTCACGAGGGCAAAGTAACGGGTCGTGTACTATGCCTCAACATGAACCAGGGTGGCATCACACAGGTGCAGACGGAGCAGACTGGGAAAATTAGAATTGGTTCAGAACTTGAGGAATTGACGGATGAAGTTTTTGAATCAAAAGAAATTTTGAAGAAAGACTTGACAAGTCTGTAAGAGAGTGTAGTCTGTTTCTTAGAGAGTTCCCCGATCACTTCCTTTGGAAGATCGTGACGGCCTCAGAGCTTAACGGCTTTGGGGCCGTTTTCTATTGCAACCAAAGGAGAATCATCATGGCAAAGACGAAGCATGGTTTTATGGTCAAGGGTGTAAGTGGCGAAGGCAAGAAAGCTCGCAAGGGCAAGGGTCGGAAGGCTCGTGGTCGCAAGCGTAGCGCGAAGAAGTAGCTGATAAAGACATGGCTACTTCAATGCCAAACCCGCAAGCATCCGCTCCTCAACCAGGTGCGGATGCTACGTCTCCAGATGCTAATCAACTCCAGACTACATTGGGGAAGATCGCTATGTTGCTCAAGCAAATCGCGTCTCAGAATACATCCGTTCAGGAACCTCTCAATTCCGCAGTAAATTCGATTGTGCAGGCAATTCAGATGGGTCGGCAAGCGCAGACAGCGCCTCCGGCACAACCGGCTGCCCCACCGCAACAGTGAAGAGGGAGAGAACTAAATGAAGGTCGAAGAAATTTTAGCAGCACTTGGCGTTGAAGTTGATCCCGCGAAGGCATCCGTTGTTCAGGAATGGAACGGAAAACTATCAGCTTCTGAAAATGAAGCGCAAACCCGTTTATCTGAAGCACAGTCCAAGGTTCAGGAAGCAGAAGCACTCCAGCGAGTGATTGACGACAATATCCGAACTGCTGGTCTTACTGAAACAAATATAGCTCAGTTGAGAGCGAATAATGCATCGCTGAGTGCCGCCAATGCACAGTTGATAACTGCCGTTGAGTCGATCAAGTCTCAGGGCTTCGATGGTATTACGATTCCCGATCTACCCAAGACAAACGTCCAGCCAAGCTCCGACCCTATGAAGGAACTGAAGGAAACTCTGATGAATGGGTTCGGTCAGATAGGCCAGACAATCAACGAGATGAACCGTTATCAGCGCGTGTTTGGTACGGCTATTCCTGAAGATCCGGCGACCATTGCCGACCGCGCTGCGAAGAACCGGCAATCTGTTCATGACTACGTTGAGCAGACATACAAGGTTAGCGCGAAGGAATACGAAATCGCGCAAGCAAAAGTTCAGAAGGAAAAGGATGACTACGCCTCTCAAAAGATCGAAGCATACAAGGCGGAGCATCCGGTTACGGCTGGACATCCTGAACTTGGTCCTGGCGTTCCTTCCAACTATCCGAACATCCCCAAACCACGGGATGTGAAAGATGTTCGTGCATTTTCTCAGTTGTCTCCGATGCAAAAGATTCAAGACGCAAAAGCTCGCGTCACCAAAGAAGTCCAATCGCGGATGTCAGCCGCATAATAAGGGGTGAAGAAGTATGCAGGATCCACTTTATAATCAACGTGATGCAGTCAGCCGTGAGCTAATTCGCAAGGGTACGGTCATTGACTGGTTCGGAACCAACTATCCGTTGATGACGCTCTTGCGCGAAGCTGGCGTTATCGACTTGGATTTCCAAGGAACCGCTGTTCGGACTCCGGGCATTTATGACTATGCCCATGGTTCGGCGACGGAACCGGGTTCTACTATTAACCCGACGCGGAAGCCGATGGTGACCAACACCAAGTACGACATCCGTTTCATGGAATCCGACATCGAAGTAGAGCGGACTGAATACGATCTCTACAACGCCAAGGGCGATACGCAGATTGCCGATCAGGAGATGATTGACAATTACTGTATGACCCAACGGCTTGAGTCAATGGTGGAGATGCAGGCTTACCAGCATGGTCAGTGGAATTCTGGCACTTCGTTCGGCGCTGCATCTGGTGTTGCCAATGACCGTCACAAAGCCATGAACGGCTTTGACGAGCAGTTCAATAACGGTGTTGATCCTGGTCCGTTTGGCAACTACTATCTGACTACTGGCGGTGTCACGCGCAATGGTGTAGTTGGGCAATCGTTCAACTCGACTCCATACTTCTGTGGAACTCCTTCCGGCGCGGCTGGATCAATCAACTATTCTCACTTCCTGCTTGCCAATGCCCGTCTTGGTACTTTGGGAGCCAAGGCGCGTGTCGGTTTCACTAGCTTCTACGGTTGGGGTGCTATTGCTCTTGCCTTCCGTCAGCAGGCTGTTGTTCTTCAGCTTGACGTGAAGGAAGGGACGGACTTTGGTTGGCCTTCCGTTGACTTCAATGGAATCAAGATTCACGCCGATCCACTGGCTCCTTCTTCCGCCGCATGGCAGACTTTACCGGGTGGTAATCCGGGCGCGTTTGGTTCCACCAGCACGTCCAAGTTCTATGACGGAGCTGGCGGCACGACTCAACTTACCCCGTTCCTAACGCCTACGTACAAACTGAATGGCGTGGCGGTGGCGGCTGGGACACTGTCTCCGACCGGATCGAATATTCCTTCGGGAACGACCATTAATCCGGGTGAGGCTCTTTACCTGATTGATCCTCATGCTTTGGTGGCATTGAAGCCTAAGCCGGGTTCCGGTTGGACGATGACGTTTGATGAAAACCGTATTCCGAACAACATTTCTTCGAGCATCCGCTACCTGAGGTATGCTACGAACATCTTCCCGGATCAGCCGACGCATGGCATGATTCTCTACGGGTTCAAGGGGGTTGGACAGTAATGGCACAGGTTCCGGCACAATCATTCTACAATGGACCGTTCGCGGTATACACTTCTCCGACCGGAATGTCCGATGTCAATACAGGCATTCCGTATCTCGGAGGTACGCTTCACGAGGGAGATTACTGCGATCTGACGGCAGACGAGGCCGCGCAGTGGAATATCCTCTACGGATCGAAGCTCAACGCTGGCCGCTATCGCATGGTGCGCGTTGCTCCAGGTTCGACCTATAGCAGCATCAAGTATGGCTATCCTATTGGATGGGGATTCCCAACTTCGGTTGGTCAGGTCTCTATCGTTGGCGCTGGTACTGTTGCTAGCGGTACAGCGGGAACCTATACTGTCACATCGTCTGCTGCTGGGGGTACTGCGGCAACGGCTACTGTAACGGTATCGGGCGGTGCAATTACTGGTGCGCAGCTTATCTACCCCGGTGCAAACATGACCTCAGTCCCGACATGGGGTTTAACTGAAATTACAGGATACGTTGGAGGTGCTGGTCCGCTAGTCGCTCAGATGGCCTACAGTTCCAATGTGGTAGGTTCCTTCGATACGACAGGTAGCAGTCAGATTTCGACTGTACGCGGTATCGCTTTGGTTCCTTCCATCACGGCTGCTCAGATTACTGCTGGGGCATGGATTGTGATTCAGGAACTTGGTATCGCTCCGGTATTTGTTACCACGGCGACGGCTACAGTTCCCGGATCAATCGCATGGTCGGCCACGGCGGGCGCGGTGACTACCGCCGTTATAGGTACTCCGCTCATGCTTGGTGTCATCGGTGAAACGCTAGACACTGCGGCAGCATCCACGCTGGTTCGCGTAGTTCTCAGCCTGCCAACAGTGCAAGGTTAAGGGGTAAGGATGAACACAGCATACGTCTATCAAAGTGCGCAGGTTGGCGAGTTCCGGCAAGCTATTTTGTATGCTTCCGGTCCATCGTCATACTCTCGAACTACGGGTGACCCGGTATACAATCCCGGCTCGAACGAGTACATCAATTTCCCCTCTCAGGCAACCACCAAGAGCGGGA